CCCAACAGGGTGGTGGCAGAAGCCATAATGTCATCGAAGGAAGACTGAATGAGCAGTTCGGACACGGACACAGCGTTACCGTACTCCTGAACAGTAATCTGCTTGGTGGAGCCAGACATGTTCTGAGTGACCATGTTCTTACCTTCCACCAGAGCGCCGCCGAGGGTCAGGTTGTCGTAGGTCAGCATGGAGATGGTCAGGCCGGGTTCAACGCCCAGTTCGGTCTTCACAGTGGCGAACTGATAGAAGCGCATGTTGGGCAGAGCCTTGAACTCGATTTCCTTGCTGTACACCATACGCACAGCATCGGTGAACTTGACGAAAGTGCCGTCATTGGCAACGGCGGCAGACACAGTGCCGTCAGCGTGGACACGCATCATGGGCATCTTCATGCCGAGGATAAAGGACTTCCTGTTCATGTGATTTGTTACCTCCTAATGATTTTGATTTTATGTGGGTTGTGTTACTTAGCGCAGACCCATCTTCTTGCGGAACTCCGCATACTCAGGAGAACGGGGGTCGAGGTTCCGAACATAGTCAGGGTCAAACTCTTCGCCCTCCGCAGAAGCGGGGTTCACAGCGGGAGGATTGGTCTTCTGCTTGGCGGGGGTAGTGTCGCTCTTTTTCGGCTTACCCCTGGCACCAACGGGGTTGCCATTTTCGTCAATCAGGCCGAGGTCTTTCTTGACCTTAGTGGACTTATCCACAGCGGCAGTGATGGCGGCATCGACTTCCTCTTTGGTCTTGCCAGTAACACTCTCCACAAACACGGGCAGAATGTTCTCAGTGTTCTCAGCCAGCTTGTCCTTGATGTACAGCTTGACTTCGTACTCTGCTTCAATCTGCGCCCTGATAGAAGCCTCGTCGGGCGTATTCTTCTTGGCTTCTTCCAGTTCAGTAGTCAACGACTGGATTTTGTCGTTCAGCTTCTTAACCTCGTCGTCGTCGCCCTTACTCTGGGCGGCAGTCAGGTCAGCAGTCAGCTTCTCAACCTGTGCCTGATACCCGGCGATTTTCAGAATGTAGTCGTTGTTACTGGTACGGAGAGTTGCGTTCTCTTCCTCCAACTTCTTAATCTTGCCGTACAGCTTGTCCTTCTCTTCACGGCGAACACGAGCAATCATTTCCTCGAAGTTCACCTGCGGAGCGGCGGCAGGAGCAGGAGTGGGGGTCTGGTCGGCGGGGGGTTCACCATCGGCGTGTACAGGCATGGACATACCGTAGATGAACTTACTGAAAAAGGACTTCCCGTTCAGTTTGGCAGTAGGATAGCAGTTAGTGTACATTTCGTTAAACCTCCTATGAAAATTAGGGTACTGTTATATTACCATGTGTTTTTGGATTTGTAAAGTGGGTTGTTTAGCTTTCTGCGCCGCCGTTCTGTCCGGTCATTTCTTTGCGGACTTCTTCAATGGCAGTAGAGCCGTTCATCACGCCAGAGTTAATCTGGGGCTGATTGAGGTCTGTACCCTGCTGTACAGGCTGAATACCATAAAACTCAGGGTGTTCATCAACATCTTCGTTAATCTTCTCCATGAGTTCAGTGATGTTCTCCTTACCGATGCGGCGCATGGCGTTCTCACGACATTCAAGACCTGCTTTCATCTCAGCCTGAATACGCTCCAATTCAAGGAGTTCGTCCTTTGGCAGAGTGTCAGGAAGGTCTACATCAGTGAAGAAGAAATCCGCTGTGGGAATACTCTCAGGCTTAGTGACAAGACCTTCGAGAAGAGACACAAGCAGGATAAGGGAGTTCAGTCTTTCAAGACCGTCTTCCGTGTTCTGCTTCTTCATGTTGCACTTCTCAATCAAAGGAAGGTTCATGTACTGTAGGGCTACACCACTGGTATTAGAAATGCTCTGTGCGCCACCCAACACGCTCTCAGGCACACCCGCAACTTCGCACATGGACTTTTTCAGGTTGTCGATGAAAGCAGTAGAAGCGGAAAGGTCGCCTTGCAGTTCAAGGTTCTCTACCTTCGCGTCTTTGGCAAGACCACCCCACATCTTGTTCGCGCCTTTTTCGAGATTGCCAATCTTGGCACCGTAAACAACGGTCACAGGTGCGGCGTGGTAGTCAATGATTTCCGACACATCGGAGTTCTTCATGTTGTACTCCATGTTCAGAGGGATAATGTCTTCGAGGTCGCTGTAGCCCTCAGTACGACAAGCAATCGTCATGTTAGGAATACACACAAAAGGAATGATGCCGTACTTATTGGGGTACACAACAGGCTCAGTAGTAACACCGTCATACACAGCGCACTCTTCGTCTGTCCATACCTGTTTGTACAGCACATCTTTCTGTGTCTTGCGTCCCAGAATACCAGTGCGCTCAATGCGCTTGTAAGTGTACATCACAGTCAAACGCGCCAGTTTCTTTCTGTCATGCGGGTCATACTCTGCCCAGATAACCTCGGACGGCATCAGCATAATCTGAACGCGTCCATTAGGGTACTTGCCAAACGGGTCTTTCATGTCTTCGGGCGCGGTATAGCGTACTTGCACCCACGCTTCACCTGTAACGGACTTTGCCTGTCCCATCTCGGAACAGAACTGGTACTGATTGTTGTCCTCCCACACATCTTCAAGGTACTCAAAAGTAGTACGACCATCAGGGGTGATAGGGGTCTTCTCATGCTCCTTGCGCGTCGTGAAAGAGAAAGCCTTGCCAAGTTCAAAGGACACAATCTTGTTCACAAAGGCGCGGCAGTAGTTGATGGTCAACTCAGTACCGTCTTGTGAAGGGAAATCTTCCCAGTGATAGCCCTCGTAGAAGTTCCAGTTTCTACGGATACGCTTCAATCGGTCAATTTCTTTGTTGGTAAGCTCTCCTTCAAGAAGCGCGAAAGTAGTATTGTTAAAGTCTTCGGGATTACGCTGTCTTTCAAAGCCAAGCACAGTTACTTTCACTCCTTTCGGTTCTTGTAGGCTTCGTCACAGTTAGGTATATAGTAGCCACTCATACGCGGCTATCACCTCCTTCTACGGGCAGTGACGCGGTTACGCGCCCTGTTAAAGTCTTTCCCCTTCTGGGTCTTCATCGTGAACTGGTTTTTAGCGGTCTGTGTATTATTTACTTCACCTTGGAAGGAACAACCCCATACAGCAAGCGCCCAACTATCACAGTAGTCATCGTGTGCGCCCTTTTCATCGGGGTGGGACACCACCATGTAAGCACCACTATAGCCCTTCTGCAAGTCACCCATTTGTTCAAGGAACATGTGATACTCTTTCGTGTATCTCGTGTTGTCGCCTGCACAGAAACGAGCGCGTCCTGCGGAAATCTCTTTGTCCAGATGCTTGTAAAGTTCGGACTTCGATTTGGTTGTGAAAATATACGGGATAACTTCTTCCCTGCGGTTGGCTTTCAACCGATGGGCAAAAGACGCTTCTCGTGTAGCATCACACACGATACGGGCTACTTTCCACTTATCAAGATAGTCACAAACTTGCGGGTACTGCTGTTCATAGTCCGGCTCATTTTCAATCATGTGCCAGTCTTTGATGTAGGTGTTGTAGGCTTCATAAACCTCTTCCTCGTTTGTCTCTTCGTTTACACGACTTTCGAGGATTGCGGGTACAGCCCAGTTTACTTCGACCATAGTGATAATGGTACTGTCACCCTTACCACCTAAGTCGATACCCGCTACATGCGTGTTGGTGCGGTCATAGGGTACATGGTCAAGTGTAAACTCACCACACTGCGGCTCAAAGATTGCAATGTCGATGAACATACCGCGCTCGATAATCCATTCGAGACAGTAGGACATTCTAAACTCGTCGGACTTCTCACCCAGACGGGCTTTCTCCTTCTCAACATACTTAGCATAGTTCGGGTTATACTTGGAAGCCACTTTGTAGTCATACTCAAAATGGTTCCTGATGTGAGACTTCTTCTCCGCGTCATTTCTCTTGTTGCGCTGTATCGCTTCGTAGAAGTCACCCTTGTGAGTAGTCGCTGTACCAATCTTCACAATGGAAGCATTATACGCGGCACCCATAGGGTGAATAGACTTGCGGATTTTGAAGTTGGAAATGTCCTGACACTCTTCACAGATAATCAGCTTGAAACTCTCACCTTCAATGTTAGAGCCGTCACTTGCTGAAATGGCAGTTACAAAGGAGCCATTAGACAGGGAGACAGTCTGACCGTTACTTGTGGTGAAGTACAAGTTAAACTCTGGGTCTGCCAAAATCATCTGTGCGGGTTTGGACTGAATACGGGCTTTGATGCGCCCATAAGTGGTCTGCGCTTGTCGCTGTGACGGAGCGAATATGCCTATCCACATGCCGTCTTTGAACATCTTTAGTCGTGGGTCATCTGCGAACATAGGCATGTTTGCCAACTGCGGCAGGATAATCATTAGACCACCTGCGGTAAGGGAGATAGTCTCTGACTTACCTGACTGTCGGCTGAATAGTGCTGTAATTTCTTCGCCGTCATTTTCAAGCACTGAGCGGATAACGCGTTTAGAGAACTGTTCCTGATACGGGAACATGGTTTTGCCTGAGTACAACTCACAGAAGGTAAAGATACTGTTCACAAGTCCAGTGGTGGACACACGCCCCGCTGATACTGTCAGTGTGAACAGTGTACAGAAAAGCATAAACGCCGAGTGCTTTATTCTGTTCCACCATCGTTCAAGTCTCGTACTGTCTCGCATTTCTTGCACATTGTGTTCAGCCATACAAAACTATCACCACCTCTTGAACATAAAAATAAAGGCCAACAGATGACACATTGCACCTGCTGACCTCTATTCTAACACGGGATTTACTTTTTGTCCACTCTTTTAGTGAGCGGCTTCAACCACGACAGATAGTACCTCTTCTTGTTGCGGCTGAAATACAGGGCATCATTATACCCCACGCGTATTCTGCTTTCTACAACGGAGCCGAGAACGCGTCCAGTGTCTCTATCTACGCTAACGCTGAACACTGATTTCTCACCGTGCTTCTTGGACATAGCAAGCATCACAAGCAGATACTCATTATCGTCCGTGTGGATAGTGTACTGGGGGTTAAAGTCCTTCGCTCTCATTATCTGTCACTCCTATGTGGTTCCTCCAACAGCAATCTTCTTGGTTCTTGTCCTTACGGAAACGGAGGAAACGAGGGTGACGCATTTTGCCAGTGTCCTTAAACAGTTCATTGGCTTTCACTTCAATTACACTGCCCATAAGTTCAGACTGGTGTGCGGTCATGTACTCACGCTCTTCGTCAGTAATACCACTACACTCGCCCACAACAAGAACATCATGCTCTTCGCCGCCGTGGAAGAAGTTACACTTTTTAACAGTAAGCTCCTTCAACTTCTTGATGGTCTTCTTGTCTTCTTCGGTCACGATGACACCATATTCAACAGTGCCAATCTGGTCAAAGTAGTAGAACTTAGTAACAGGGGTAAAGCCCTCTGCTTTCAGTTCTTTTGCACTCCTGTTCGCAGTAAACAGTGTGTCAACTCTTACATCGTCTTCATCGACCCAGTAGAGCCAACGGTCTTTGGGATAGCCACCTGTGTACTCGCGGGTAGGAGGAATAAAGCCTGTGATAAGTACCTCACGCGTCAAGAACTTCTTGACTTTCATGTATTCTTTACCGCGCTTGTGGAAGTATCTACCATTCTTTGGTTTCAGGATTACTCCCTCGCCACCCAAAAGTACGATAAACTCATAGTAGGCTTTCTTACTCACGATATACTTCGCCCATGCGTTGAGTTCGGGAGGACGGATATTGCCATGCGTGGTAATAGGCATCTGCTTCTGTACGGCTTTCCACAATTCAGGGTACTGCTCTTTGTGGTCTTCCATGAGCATGTAGTCCCGAACTTTCAAATGGATTTCAATTTCATCGGTATCATAGTAGGGCACCATCACAAGGTGAGGACTTGCAACACGGTCTACAACCTTCTGCAAGAACGCCTTTCTCTTTTCAAGCGGCATCTTCTCACAGTTGATATTCTTGTACCGAATAATATCAAACGCGTGGAAAGTAATATTGCCCAGTTCTGTCTGACGCTTCACAGCTTCGTCCCACAGACAGTTGAGGGTAGCAGACACATCTTTGAAGGGTCTGCCATCAATGAACATCTCGCCGTCAATCACAGTACCCGCGAGTTCAGGAATGTTAATATCGCGGAGGTGAGGAAGACTGTCCGTATTCTCACAGAACCACTTTGTCTTCTTACTTACACGGCGGGAGAAGCAACGGGTATAACCCCTCTGGGGAACACAGTCAAGACCAACTTTGCTATTGTCAAAGAATTGCAGGATAGCACGAGTGCCATCAAACTTCTCTTCAACATACACGGCATCACTCTTAAACTGCCGCTCCTGCTCTTGCTCAGAGATTTCTTGTGCAAGCATCGGTTCACACCACAGACAGTCGCTTGCTTCAAAGTCTGCGGGTTTATGGAAGTCTGTGAACCACGCTACAGGTTTAGGCTTGTTCACCCTCCTGAACTTCATGCGCTTTTTCATTAGTGCGTTCCTCACTCTCTTTTACTGCTCTGGCTACTGCATTGTTGCCAACGGCAAGTAACTGACGGAGCCACTTCGCTGTATTTCTGTACAGCGTAGACAGTTCCTCTCTTGCGTTAGCTTCGTAATACTGGATTGCCCTTTCAAGCGTCACATGCTGTAAGGGAACACTGTTAGTTGCGTCCGTAGGCGTTATGCTGTCTTCACTCTGAAACTGCGTACCCGCCTGAATGATGTTATCGCTCTGCAACCGCTTGGGCTTGTGGGTAATGTCAATGGTAGGAAAGTGGCTGTTCTTGGTAGTACCCATCTCAGGCATCTTCTGTATCTCCTTTCACTTTAACTACGCTACTCCACAGGAGTGCATCAAGAGTATCATGGGTAGGCGTGAACTCCTGAATGGGCACAAGTCTGGTCTGGCTGTCAAAGTGCGCGTCACCATCTTCAACGAGGTCAAACACACTATCCTTAACAAGTACATTGAGATACACAAAGCACTTGTCATCATGGAACACGACACCCATGAACTGCATGGCACTCTCTGCATAGCGCAGTTGCATACCGGGGTTATCAATGGTAAAGCTGTTCGTCAAAGCCACATGTGCGTTCACTGTACAGGCTTCATCCAGACGCATCAAAGGGTCAGACAAAGGAACAGAGGTTCGCCGCAAACAGGTATGGCTGTTGTTACCATAGACGAGAATACGGTTATCCCACACGGTTCTAATCAGCGTGACAAACTGCACAAGGTACTTGTCAGGGACGGGCACCTCTTCGGGGACGGGACTACAGCTATCAGAGAACAGTGTCCACAGTTCTGAACTCTTGTAGTTGGCTTTACTCAACTCCCGCAGTTTTGCATACTGGTCGGTTCGAGTAATTGCAAAATTGTAATTCATGCTACACCTCACATAAAAGAAGAGGGCGGTAGCTGTTACACTACCACCCTCTGTAGTTGCGATTACTCTTCGTCAGCTTCGTACTCGCCGCCGCAGTGTTCGCACACATACTGGTCAGCATCCTCGTCATAGGACAGGGCACGACCACAGCAGTAGGGAACGCCGTTGACGGTGTAGGCACCCTCTTCAACGATTTCGCCGTCATCGTCAATCAGGTTGGAGGACGCTTCGATGTAAGCGTCGAGGACTTCCTTATCGGACAGCTTCTTGTAGGACTTCTTGTCCTTGTCGTAGAAGTCACACAGGAACTCAACGAGGTCATCACGCTCGATTTCACCCTTCTTAAACTGGGCGCGGGTGTCCTTGTCGTAGGCTTTCAGAGCGGCGAGACGCTCCTTGGTAGGCTCGTTCTCTTCGTCCTCGTCATCATCGTCCTCTTCGTCTTCCTCTTCGGGTTCAGACTTCTTGGACTTCTTGCTGTCGGACTTCTTACTGCCCTTCTTGGGAGCAGGCTCTTCGTCCTCTTCCTCGTCTTCGTCATCATCGGACAGTTCAATGTCCCCGGCTTCAACAGCCTTGACGATACGAGCAATCAAAGCCTGACGCTTGCCCTTGGAAGACAGACCGTTCTCTTCGCAGAACTCAGCGAGTTCTTCGATGGACATGTCCTCAGTGGCGGCTTCCACAGCGGACTGAATGTCCTCTTCATCGTCTTCATCTTCGTCGCCGTCATCATCGGCATCGTCTTCGTCCTCGTCTTCCTCTTCCTCGTCTTCATCGTCTTCGACGGGAGCGGGCTTCTTGCCCTTGGCAGTGGACTTCTTCACAGGCTTCTCGTCCTCGTCATCATCGTCCTCGTCAGCGGCGGGGGCATCGTTCAGACGGGCAATCAGCTCTTCGCGGTTGCCTGCGGCAGACAGGCCACGGGACTTGCACAGCTTTTTCAGGTCATTGTAGGCCATCTCACTGTAGTCGTCCTCGGCGGCGGGAGCAGTGGACTTCTTGTTGGTCTTCTTGGTGGGTTCCTCGCTGACAGCATCAGCGGCAGGAGAATCACCCAGAATTGCGTTCAGTTCATCACGCAGGGAAGTCAGCAGTTCGTAGTTCGATTTCTTAGCCATTGTGTTTACCTCCAATAAAGATGTGAAATTGTTGTGTTTCGTTTAACACTATAGGTATTTTATCACGGTGGACACGAGGTGTCAAGTACTCCTTTTGGGAGTGCCCCTCTTAGGAGGGAGGAAGGTGCGAGGGCTTCATGGTCTTCTGGATTACGCCAATACGGTCACGGCACTTAAAGATGCGCGTTTCAAGCCGCTGTAACATGGGGTACACTTCCTTGTTCAGCTTATCAGTGGCTTGGGTCTTCTCAGGCTCAACAAACGCGCCCTTTCTCAGCTTACGCACAAGGTCATCTTTGACCTCTTTAAGCTGATTGAAGCACTGACACAGCAGATTGTGTACATTGCTTACATCTCCGATGGCGGCTTTATTCAGCCACGCATAGAAAACTTCATCTGCACTGTCAGTAGGGTGGGGCATCTCATTCCCCATGCTATCGAGAATAGGCTCCCTGTTTTCAGTCTGCATCTCTGTCACCTCCTTTACAATGCAGTCGAAATGAAGCACAGTGCAATGAGCATCACCGCAATGGAGAGCAGATTATCTGTTTCTCCGCTTACAAGCAATACGCAAAACACGATTATTAGGACGGGCAACAGCACCAGTGTCAGAACATTCAACACCTCTGTACAGATAGTGTACAGAACTTTGGTGACTGTCCCCCAGAACCTTTGCAGTTTCTTTTGCAGTCTGTACATAGTTCCTCTCTTTCAGTCTGGCGGTGTACATGTTGTATGCCTGCCAAAACTCAGCATCGTGCATGACACCCTTCACTCGAATATGGCTTGCGTCATGCCACTGTATAGCGTGTACAGCTTCGTGCAGAGCGATTTCCAACATGTGGTCATAGCTGTACATAGTGGTAAGGTCTTTGTCCTCGTATGCGTACAGATAAACACGGTTAGTCTTAGTTCGATAGCACCCGTAGTAGGTGGCACTGTAGTCCTTAATGAACAAGTCAAAAAGGTCTACAGGCACACCCACTGCGGACAAATCTCTCAAAAGCCTAACCCGCATCAACTCATACTTGGGGTCATGGTTCATTCTATCACCCTTTCAGTGCGCGGGTTTACAGGAATTATGCGACAAGCAGATTACCGTTGAACAGGAGTTTGCCTGCGGCAGTTTCAAGTTCGATACGGCGTTCAAGGGTGTAGTCCTGCGCCACTTCGGTAACGGCGTTGATGAAGCCCCATCTGCTTACGCTGTAGTTATTATACATCGTATCAATGACTTTGGCAACTCCATCTTCCGGCAGACGGGTCAACGCTCTGATACGGCTGACGAAATGCTCCTGCTTCTTCTCATTAAATGTATTGAAGTCTACAAGAGCCTTATCATAGTTGTTCGCGTCTTTGATGGCTTCGATGACACCCTCAGTAATCATCGGCACACGGGACAGGTTCTCCGTGAGTTCGGTGCGAAACTCGTTCTGCGTCAAACCGACATGACGCTGAGTGTAAATGTCGCCCATACTCTCAGCGATACACATACCGTTCTTGCACACTTGCTTGTAGATGAAGAAACGGACGGACAGAGTAGAACGACCTACATCACTGCTGTCAATGGTCACTCCTGCGAACAGGTCTTCTCCTGCAATGTTCAGCATCTTCTTCTGAACCACCCTCATGTGCAGTCGCTCTTCGTTCACAAGCAGGCCACGCACAGCCCACTTGTTCTCACTAAAGCTGTCTGTCAGCACTTCAATGACTTCGGGAGCATCCATGACTGCAAACTTATCAGACAGAATACCACGGGCAGTGTCGTTGTAGCCACGAATAAACAGGTTCTTGTGGTACTCGTCGAGCCACGCATTGATGTTATCTGCGGCGAGGTCAGGCATACCCTGTTCAATGCACTTAGTGACATAGCGCACAGGAACGCCCATCTTATTGCAAAGCTGACCGAGTGCGTGAGAGGTGAGGGGGAGCATGTGGCGAGTGTCACTCTCCGTGGTAAACTGCAAGCCGTTAAAATCGGCATTGTAGTAGCAGTTGCGGTTGGTCACATCTTCCACCATGTAATCTTCGCACATGCTCTGGATTGCCACGGCGTGTTGATATGCGTTTTCAAGGGTCATCTGTTTCTTCTCCGTGGTCAGGAACTCAGTAGTTGACATATATTTAACCTCCTATAGTGTTTGTGTCATTTGCTACACATATTGTACTATAGGTTCTCAACAAAGTCAAACTCCCACCGCCCATTTAGAGAGGTGGGAGTTCTTTTCTTGGTGTTTCTGTATCAGCGTACACAGAGGATTTGGATAGGCAGTGCCACGGTGGGCTTATCGCCGTAGGCGTAAGCAGTAATACTGTTCGCGGCAGTGGTAATTCTCGAAACGAGTGCCCAGTTTTCAAGCAAAGTCTGATTTGTGGCTACAGTAGTAGTCTGGACAATGCCGATAACAGGAGTATCAGAAGCAAGAACACCAGAAACAGTCACACTCTGCGTGTAGCCAGTAGTGGCGGCAGTCCATGTGGTAGTCAGTGTAGCGGTGTAGAGGACTTTAGTTGCGACTTTGGTACTGCCACTGTACAGGCAACCATCTGTGCCGACATAGGCAGTGTCATGGGAATAGGTCTGAGGGTTAGCGGCCTGAGAGGTGGCACCAATCAAAAACAGCTTAGAACTACTGTTGGTACTACCCGCAGTGTTCTTAGTGTCAGTACCCGTAGAGGGAACTTGCCATGTTCCGTCGCCACGCAAGAAGGACGCTTGCTTACCTGCGGCGGGTGCGGGAACAAGTCCTGCGGCACCTGCGGCAGATGCAGTAGCGGCAGTCATAACGGCATAAGTGGTGTTTGTGTCAGGCGGCACAACCCATGTACCATCGGAACGCAGGAAACGCGTAGCGGCTCCGGCGGCAGGGGCGGGGACAAGACCTGCTTTACCCGCCGCACTGGTAGTAGCACCAGTCATAGCGGAGTAGGTCGTGTTATCGTTAGGAGGTACAACCCAAGAACCATCGGAGCGGAGATAACGGTTTGCGGCACCCGCAGAGGGAGCAGGAACAAGGCCAGAAGTACCTGCGGCACTCGTAGTAGCACCCACCATCACAGCGTAGGTAGTGTTGTCATTGGGAGGAATGACCCACGCACCATCAGACCTTAAAAATCTGGTGGCGGCACCTGCTGTGGGAGCGGGTACAAGACCCATTGCACCGTTGGCAGAGGTTGTTGCACCAGTGAACGCTTTGTTCTCTGCTTTACCGTCCCATGTTTTCTCCTTCTGTACTACGGCAGAAACAGCAGTGTCAATAACTACACCAGTGTGGGCGCTATTGTATGCCATTTACTTCACCTCATACATAAAAACTCTTCCCCATCTGCTGTGAGCATTGTCTCAGTCTCACCAGAAGGGATAAAGCCGTGGTTGTCATTCCAACTCCCATCGGCTCCCTGTGCGAACAGTGAGATGCGGTACTCACCATCACCGTTCAACAGGTAATCGTCGTACACCTCGAAAGTGCGGGAGGTGTTTGCAGGAGTGGAGGAAAAGGACGCTACAAGCGACCCTTTCCCCACACCCCAATCTTCTCCCACCTTCGTTGCGCGGCACTCAAACGAGATGTACGCAATGTCACTTGTGAAAGTGACCACGATACAGTCAAACCCTCCTACAGCAGAAAGTCTCTGTTTATCGTGTGAGAAAGTGAGATTAGGCGCAGACATTCTTAGGCCACGCTCCAAGTACCGGCAATGTTCTTAACGAACACCTTGACAATCTTGGTGCCGTCGCCAGTGGAAGCGGCTTCGAGGTCAGCACCCTTGATGGTGACTTCAATGGGGGTAGAAGCCTTGAAGATGTCCTCTTCGTCAGTGGTGCCACTGGTATTGGCGGAACCCGCAGTGAGGGGAATGACAATACCCGCGTTCTGCTGTGCGTTGGAGGTGTTGACGACGCAGACCTTGTATTCGAGGAAGTCCACATCGGAGGTGAAGGACAGGATAGCGGTGTTGAAGCCCTCGACCTTGGAAATCTTGCTCTTGTCGGGGCCGGAGATGGTGACAACGGGAACCACGGTGTTCAGGATAATGGTGTCGGTGACAACCACGCTCTCGTTGCCCACATCGTCACGCAGTTTGATGTTGATGGTCTTCTGGGCGTCGCCAGTGGTCAGGGTCACAGCCTTCTCAGCGGTGTAGGTCTGCCACACAGCGGAGGCTTCATCGGTGGCATCGGTAATGTCACCCCAGACCTTCATCTGGTAGCCGTCAGTGACTTCATCGGTGGTGCCGATTTTCAGGTTGACAGCGGCGGCGGTGGTGTACTCAGCGTTGTCATTGATGACCATAGTTACGCCAGCAGGCGCAATGGTATCCAGAATAAGATTAAAGAAACTTGCCATTTTACATTACTCCTTTTCAGATTTCAGTTGTTCAGGAGTGGACTTGGTGTCCAACTCGATGTAGCAGTAGCTACTTTTACGCTCATAGAGCAATTCTTTGCCCTTGTAGACTTTTTTGATGCCCATGTCTCCCACGAAAATCTTAAAGTCTTCGGGCTTAATCCCCTCTGCTGAAAGAATAAACTTTGACATACTCTACTACCCCCGAATTAGGTACACAGTGGACACTGGCGGGTCTTCCGTTAGTGCATCGAAGTCCGCTTGGTCACATACGATGAAGGTTATATCTTGGGGCAAATACCCTCCACCGCCACCAAGTGTGAGTTCGGCTACTAATTCAGAGGTGGTTTCAAGTACGCCCTTCAACTCATTAGCCATAGGTATTCTCCCGGCCAATGGTGAAATCAGACGGAGTGATAATCGTCTTCACACCAATGTCGGCGTAAGTGACCTGTACATCGTAGCTGTAGGTATTGAACTGCATGTCATTTGTGTCCTGCGGCTCAAAGACAATCAGTGCTTTACCCTCTTCGGTGAAACTGGTCACTTTCTTGTGGATAAGTGAGGGGCCATATCCTGCGGACATTCGGATTGTGAGTTCGACTACATCTCCTGTCTGAAAAGGCTTCGCGGGACACGATACAGTGAGGACTTCTGTATCTCCGCGTGTCATGTAAACAGAGGTGCCAGTGATAATCATACACCGTCACCTCCTTGTACTGCGTTTACTGCAACTGTGGACTTGTTCACTGGGGCCATGATGCTCTCTACCATCTTGTGAGCCTGCTGTTCAGCAACTCTCTCGATGTACCTCTCTACTACCTCCATAATGGCGTAGTTTGCAAGGTCGAGCAAGGTGTCCTCAATGCTCTCGTCGGCTACTTTAGCTTCACTTTCCATAAGCTGTTCAATCCGTAAGTACTTATCATACAGACTACTATCTTCCCTCCGCAAACGCTGTTGCGCGAAACTGTTGCCATAATCATGGTTCTTTCGTGCATACAGTTCATTAAGACCTGTCACGATTTCCAAGTGCTTGGCGATACGGTCATCAGCAGACGCTCCGAGGATAAGCGCGTTTCGGTACGCTTCAAAATATCGGGAATAGCTGTCACCCATTGGAGTACCTCCTTTCTGCTAAGATTGTCCCTCCGCTATTGTACTATTAAATCCGCAAAAGGTCAAGTATCTTTCAGCTTAAAGAACTTGTGGTCTTCAATAGTACAGACATACTCCAACTTGGGTGAGTTCTCATGCCACTTGGACACATAGCCACCAACGGTACTGTAGAAGTACATGATAGGCTCTTCTCTTGCTTTCAGGCCGTTATCAAACACATCACTGACAGCCATCAAAATAAACTCATTGGGTTCACCTCGATATGGGCTTGCATACTGGTCTGGTGCTGTCACTACCTCATACGCGGATTTACCCTCTTTGAGACATGTGTTCAAAATACACTGTGTGACGGCTAACATACCCTCATAGGGCTGATTTCCTGCTTCTTGCATCACAACGCGTTCTACATATCTCCGCTCTTCATCATTGTTGAACAAATAAGTATAAACATGCCCATTGTATTCTGGCTCTGACATGTCGTTTAACACATCTCCGTTCTCTGGGAGTACTCGGTCAAGGGTATCGGGGCTTTCTCCATTCTGACTGTGTTCTGGCACAGTAGGACGATAGCTTGCGAGTTCCTCTTGGAGTGCATCAATGGTATGACCCGCGTTAATGTAGGCTTGGGTCAAAACTTCAATCTCTTCCTGCGTGGCGCGGTATTCTTTAAGCATTGCGCCATAGTGGAAGGAAACAATCAAAACTGCAATGGTCACGCCCACCACATACACTGCTATGGTGGCAAGTATTGCATAGGCTTTCCACGGAGTTCTTTGTATGTGTTTCGCTCTCGTGGTAGACCTCCTCCTGCTGTCTGTTAGTGTTGTCATCATTAGTACTCCCTTTCGTAATAGTAAGTAAAAGACCCACACAAGCTATAACTGCTCATGTGGGTCTATTGTAGCACATATTTACTTGTTATGCAACTCCATAAGCATACCATCAATCAGCTTACAGATGTTGCCAGTGCGTTGCATCTTGGAGTAGAGGTTAATCATCTCCACGAACTTCTCAGTGAAACCACACACAAGGTTCTTTCTGTAATCACTGACATTGACGGCAGAGAAGTTGTTACCAGTCAGGTCATTGATAAAGACGCGCTTATAGATGCCGCGCTTCATCTGGTCATTCACCATGTCATCACAGGAGATAGAAGAATAAGAACGGCGGGAGAAGTAAAAAGCGTCTCTGTCCACAGTGTACACATCACCATCAGTCAGAATAATCAGGTTGTCATACTTGACACCAGAACGACCAATAAGTTCAAGGGCGGTGTCAATATATGTAGAACCACCGACATTAGTGGTGCGGATATTGTTCATCAGGGACAAGATAGTATTCCTGCTATTCATGTGGACTACTTGCTTCGCAGTGCTTCCAAACACATACACATCACCTTTAGTGCGCTTCAACACGATAGCGCCAAGCAGACAGGCCATCTCGTCTGCGGTGACGATGGAGCGGGAAGAAATCTTCTGCTTCATAGAGCCAGAACGGTCAATGAGGATTGCATTGTACCCCTCAATCTCTGTGAGGTTGGACACAGAATTGTCCATAGCGTCTTCGAGCATATCGAGAACTTCACTGGTTCCTCTGGTATGCGTCAAAGAGAACACCTCTTTGTATGCGCTGTAGAAGCGGAAGGGAAGGACTTTGGACTTCTCCACTGAGGTGGGGCTAAACTTCTTGCGAAGTGCCATCAGGATAGGCTCGTGGTCAAAGCCGAACACACGGTGGATTGCTACAAGGTTTTTCAGGACTGCCAGTACAGGCGTGTTCCCGATTACTTTGGCGAACTCTACGGGGTCAGCTTTCTTGCCCTGTCCGAACTTCACAAGTTCAGTCTGAACAGTGGCAACACCATCTGCAAAGGACACATTGTTGTTCAGCACATCACTGTAGAAGTGGTATCTGCCACCATTATCCTCATGGACATGGGGATTGGGGCGGAGCATCTTGATACAGTCAGCAAGGGACACTTCGTTGCCTACACTAAGCCCCTTGGCAAGAGTGTAATCAGGCATACACTCCAACTTGTGCTTCATGCACTTTCTCAACTGCATGGGCAGAGGAATGTTTCTACCCTTGTCAGTAGGCTCACAGCCAATACCCTTCATCTGGAAGGTCATCACATCAACAATGTCCTTACCACGCAAAACAATCTGGTCTGCGTACTGATACATGGCATTTCTGCCATTGGCGGCAAGGAACTTATCACCCTTGAAACGGTCATCATTGAAACAGGCAGTCAAAAGGGCAAGAGGGTACTGTATCATACCCAACTGTCTGCCGAGCATAGCGAGTTTCAGCACATACTCCTTCTCACTGTCGGGAACATCACAGAGAAGGTTGCGTACCTCGTCAAACGCGCTGTATGCGTCACGGTCAACATAGAAATTACGCTCACCGAAGAAGCTACCCATGACTTTGGAAAACAGGGTTTCCAGAGCATCAAGACGATGCACAGTATGTCCCTCATGGTTCATCATGGTGTGCTTGTCGGTGCTGAACAGGTTTTGTTTTCGTCCATTCATTCTGGGCATTGGATTTACCTCCTTAAAGTGTCATACGCTTCCCCTGTAGGAAAGCGCACATTCTCTCGGCTTGCTTGGGAGTTTCACACACCGCAAAGTTATCTGTACCCTTCTTCACGGCGCGTCCCTCACAGGAAATCTCAGGGATAAAGAACTTGGGGTGCTGATACAGGGTTGCTCCCTGTGTGTACTGGATTTTGACAATCAAATTGTCCGCAATAGCGGGGCCGCCTGTACTTCTGCTGTTGGAAATCATCAGCGGAATAGGCAAGCGACCAGTGGACTTGCCCACATAACCAGTCACATTGTACATGTCGAGGTAGCTTTCGCCAGTCTCTCTACTGCCGTAGTACACTCGAACACGCTTGTGGCTCTTGTAGGCGGTCAGCAATGCCTGACACACTTCATCAGGTGTGTCCTTTGAGAAGCTCATGCCGTCCACTTCTTTGTAAAACTTGGACATTTGTATCACTCCTTACTTGATTTTTAGATGAAAATACCCCGAAGAACTTAATCTCCGGGGCTTTAATGACAATATAGAGGGAGAAAAACGCGGGTGAGGATAATTCTGCAAACCAAATGTAGATGTACTCACACGCTATACAGCCCTATCAATGTCAATAAAGAGGGAGAAAACCGAACAAGAGGGTGGGTGTTGGGCTTCGGGTACTAACCAGAAGAAACATGGCAAGAATTGATTTTCTTAGATGTACTCTTGTTCTATACAGCCCTACATTATTTTTGGAGTGAGCCGCCGCACAAGTAGGGATATACTTCGTACAGCAAGCGGCTCAACCGAGAAGCTCTATCACCTGCGCTTACATGGAGGTAAACTGTGATAATCCCTTCGGGCAATTCTCGGCTTTTGGTATGTCAACACCTTTACAGGTGGAAACATTGGCGAGGGAGCGAACTCCCTCTTGGCAGAAAGAGGTGTGCTTTGGAGTGAGTGAGGTACACCATAAGATGCGCCGCCTTGAAACACTTAGCTACCACACCGGCGAAGTAGATAGTCACACTACCCATCAAAGGGACGAGGCTATCATCTCAGTCAAAGACTTCAATGGCTCTATCCACAGTGCCACGGTCTGGGTGGGATTTTAACCCACGGTCACGCTATCTCTGGTGTTGGCATGTCCACAAAGGAAGGAGCATCGTGCTAAATGCCATCACACGAAGTATGTTTACCTAAGTGGACATTGGTGACGCGTATGAGAATTGAACTCATGCTACCGCCGTGAAAGGGTGGTGTCTTAACCACTTGACCAACGCGCCATAGGTGGCTATAAAGGGAGAAAACCGTGGGTGTCTTACGGTGGCGGTGAAGCCTGTCCAGATTAGCAGTCTGATGTAAACACGCACTATACAACCCGCTACAGCCTTATAGGGAGTTCTACAAATGAACAACTGTATGATAGCACATTTCCAAACACTTGTCAAGTGCCACTCAAAACAGATTGTCGCTCACTTCACAATACAATGATAACACAGCAGGAAAACAAAGTCAAATATCACCTTTTAGCGGCTTTTAAGGGCTTTATGACCTTCTTATTCACTACTGGTTTGCCTTGCTTGCGTCTCTTCTGTCTCGCTTTCTCTTTCTCGCGCTCTTTGGCACCACGGTCAATAAGCTCACCGTGTACAAGGTTCTGAAAACGGGACATGACTTTCCATGCGTCTGTGATATTGGCACTGGAAGTGTCCACACAGAAGGACAACTCTTCAAGCATAGTTGAATAGTCTTTCAGGCGTTCCGTGGAAATAGAACTAAAATCGGTGCGGAAATAGCCTATGTGCAGAGGTTCACTTTTCTCATTGGGTATCTTACCTTGGCACACGATGTTCTTCTTGTCGTCCTCATTCGCAGAAGCGAACTGACAGCACTTACCGCCGTAGTTGAAAGTACATTTCTCTATGCCACACTTCACAACGCCATTCTTCATCAAGTCAGAATAGCTTTTCATGCTACACCTCCGTAACCCATTTTCAACATCGTCACGACTACTTTCAGTACATCAATCTTTTCACCTACAACACTATCCACCACGCACAGTAAAGACCCTTTCAGGTACTTCTCACAGGTCACTCTGTAACCATCCTGCATTTCGCGGATTGTGAAGTTCAGCACTATCCATGATGCTGTTGTGTGGTAGCACGAAAGAACAAGACGGTTCGGGAACAGACCATCTATGTAACTTATCCACACAAGTGTTTGAGCCGCGTTATTGATACCAAGTATCTGGTTCTTTAACTCGGTCATACTTCTCTGTAACCCTTCATACTGAAATAGCTTCTATAGCTCCCGATGGCTTTGTTAGTAGACACGGTGTCCCAACCGCCATTGTCAATGAAGAAGGTCTTATTCACATCATCGACCAAGCAGATACAGGTCTTGAAATAAATAAACTTACGCATACCATTATCGCAGATTTCTACTCTGTGATTACCGATACGCAGGTTCTTCTTGCTTTCAACAAGCCGCTTATGAGATTGCATCATTTGTACTCACCTCGTTTCATGGATAAAGCATAACACAACAAGAAAAGATTGTCAAATATACCCTGTACTGTGTCCCACAGCACTCAAAATCGCGCTTTCTATATACTCGCGCGCCCGCGTCTTAAATTACAGCTCTAATATATAACCAATTAAACATGTGATAATACTGTTCTCATAAAAAGAAAGAAACTGTCATACCCCTTTAGGGGTATGCAGTAAAGAAAGAAAATAAATCTCCATTTCTGGGTCAAAGATTTACTCTTGCTGTTCGCTCAGTCTCGCTCCGCTCGTCAGGTGTTCGCTATCACTCACACACGCTCACCTTGTCGTCAGTCGCTATGCTCCTTCCTCGCTTCGCTGTCGCTCAGGTGCTTCGTTCCACTCGCACATCAACATTGTGGCTCGGAGTACAGACGGCTTTATCCCACTTACCAGATGCTCTGCTTACTCGGCGAATTTTTCAACCTTGATTAGTATGCTCACCACTGCTCACTCTTATGTAGAATGGCTCACATATTGCTCACTCACCATATTACCTCGGATTTCGTCACCCAACTGTAAGGGGAAACACTATCTCCAATTACCTTAAATTTTGGCGACCAACTGTAAGGTAGGGCACTATCTCCAACTACCTCTGGTTTTATCATCCAACTGTAAGGTAGGAGGTGACTGTATTTGATGGTTCCGAAAGCATTTAAGGGTGGGGTCGGTATAGTGCTTTGGTTTTGTCGCCAAATCCTCTTTATTAAATCATATTATTCGGCTCTTGTTACTTTTTCTTGCGGCTTGTGCATAGTGGTACAGGGGAGGGGCTATATATTGTATTTTGTTCTACATATATACACAATATATAGTATGTAGCACACAACACAAACAGAAATAGAAAAAGCCCCACATAGGGGATAGGGGAGGGTGCCAAAACTTGAAGCGATTTCAAAAATTGGCTCACCACCCCTACCCCTCTATATGGGGTTACATACTATAGTACCCTCCCACTCACTCTTCAAACTCGTCAAACAGCTTCTTCTTGTCCGCGGCTTCACTGACTTCCTCTAAGATGCGGATAAGGTCAGGAAGCATGTCCAGAGGGAAGTTTATGCCTTTTCTTGTGAACCCAGTGTAGGCTTCGGTGGTCTGGAAAGTGCGAATATCGACACAGGGCAGTCCTTCTTCACCTCCTCGCTGTACATTGAACACAAACTTGCGGCTCTCGTCAATGACGAGTTCGCTTGCGTCCATCAGGGGCGCGTAGGTATCAGGGGGCAGTTCCTTCTTCTTCTGGGGCTTCGCTTTCTGTGTGGCCTTGGGCTTGATGATTTTCATGCGCTCACTCTCTTTCTGCGGTCTTCCCGCTTGTAATGTGAAGTACATAAGCACTTCGCACTACCCACTACAGGAGTGAGGGTCTGTAATGGGCAGGCCGAAATGTTTATGTTTCGAGATACAGGACTAAATCCACGGTATCTCTAAACTGCTTCTCTTCGAGCATCTCCATAGCTTTATCAAAACGCTCTGGCTCATTGTCCCGCATTTCACACAAGTCTCGGTAAAAGCGGCTGTAGGAGCCTTGACTTTGAGCAAGCTGTCGGATAGCTTCCATGATTTGCTCTCGGTTCACTCGTTTATTCACCTCTTTCACTCTTTGAGCTTTTATGCTCTATGACGCACACGAAAGAACCTGTCTCTCATGTGCGCGGATACAGCACAAACGCTTTTTTCTTGTCTGGGTAGGGTCAACGGTCACTCAGCCTGAATGAAGTGGGAGAACACTTCGCAATCAACAAAGACTTTCTTGTTAGCTTCCCACGGTGCATACTGCTCAAAGATGCGGTTCGCCGCTTCTACAGTGATGACTACAAAGCGACTTGTGGGATAAAGACCTTTCTGGATAGGCGGCTGATTAGGGGAACACGGGGTGTCCGTGACTTCAATCACAGCTACACCTAAAGCAAGGTTCTTCTTGCACTCGTCACAGAAGTCATAGTCAAGCACCATGTTCTTCGGGGCTTCAATGTCACTTTCGACAACTCTGGAAGTACCTCCCCACGCATTGCGCTTCTCTTCTTTGCGGCTCATTCTGCCCATGAGTGCAATCTCATTCTTGGGCTGACCACACCAGAAGCACACGGGGATTGTCGGGTTCAAACCATACTTAGGACTTACTCTGATGCCACCCATATCACCATCTCCCTTCAAACACGCGGTTGTGTATCAGAATACAGCCAACAAAGACTGCGCCGCAGGGGATAATTCGCATGATGTACTGGTGAACAGTAATGTCACCGAGTTCACACGAACCAGTGAACCCTAACAGCAGGAAGAGGGCGATAAACGCGGTCACACTCAGAATAGTGTGCAGTGCATACCCGAACTTGGTGTAGGTACGCCCATAAATGTCTTGGTGCTTCTTGGGTTTGACTTTCATTTGTACAACTCCTCACTCTCGTTGTGTTTTGAGTACCTGAGTACTCTATGGGACACACATACTGGGTATGTGCGCCCGAACAATACTCAGATGTAGGGCAGAGGTTCCTCAAAGGCTTCTGGACACGCTTCATACAGCATCTTGGCAACCTTCACGCTCTGGGCGTTTCTGTCGTCAGTGTGTACACCCTTGTCAGTTGCTAAAGTGTATAGCCACTTCACTGCAAAGCGGGTTATGCACTGCTGTATCGTGCGGTGTTCCACAGTCAGTCTTTGGCAGGTCTGGGTCATGTCAATGGGGCCACCATTGAACAGGTTACTCAGCTTGTCCGCGAAAGTCATGTCAGTCACCTCACTGTCACATTGTAGCCGTCATGCAGGTTCTCAAAGTAGAAGTCCCACAGAGGGTTCAGGATTGCGTTCACTTCATCTGCCATCTGTTCGACTGGGTACATGTCTTCTTTCAGACTGTCGTGGTAGCCGAACACACACTGGTTGACGAAAGACCGTATCTTGTCGTAGTCGCCCTCGGTGTTCTGTACATCACAGTTCACCATCATGGTCAGCGTACACTGGGTCAGTGCGCGTTTCACATTCAACTCCATACTCTTTACCTCACTCAATTTGATTTGGAGTAGCACTCCATACAAGGCACGAGCGGTTAAACTCGTGCCCTGTCTTGCAATGTTACTCGGCAATCTCGTAGACTTCAAACTCCATGCCGTTGCTCACGCGGACGGTGAACTCGTCGCCGTTCTCGTCAGTGTCTTCGACGGGCTTGAACTGGTCGCCATCGAAGTAGTAGGCGGCTTCGGTGTAGGTGGACATTGCCCACACTCTGTCGAGATTGTCACAGGCCACCACGATGTTCAGAATGTCGAGGTCATCAGGGAAACTCTTGGGAGCGGAGGGCAGGAAGAAGGTAGCCGCGTAGTCGTACTGCTTGATGTGACGCTTAGTCCAGTAGGCGGCGATAAACAGGGTCTTGCCGTCTTCGATGGCTTTGCGGACTTCATCAATGCCGTGGTACTTGTCGTGGGCACACACGAGGGTCTGTTCTCCCTCGTCGCTCTCAAAGGTAATCTCTTCGGGGAACATGCTTGCCACGGGCAGTTCTTTGCTTGCCTTGGTCTTGGGAGCGGCAGTCTTCATGCCCTTCTTTTTCAGAGACTTCTTGGGAGCGGACTTCTTCTCGTCCTCTGCATCGTCAGTGTCTTCCTCCACAGGCTTGGTGGTCTTCTTCGCGGGCTTCTTCGTGGCTTCCACAGGAGCGGGAGCGGGGGTCAGCAAGCCCTGTGCTTCGACAATCAGCTCAGTCAGGTCGGAAACAGTGACCTTCTTGATGGACTTCTCAGCCTGTGCAAGCGTGTACTTGACGCGCTCCATCAGGTTGTTGTCGGTGATGGACTTGGGCAGACCCTTCAAAGCAGTCAGCAGGTCGGACTTGGTAGCCTTGGTGGTGTCGATGCTCATAAATTCCTTCTTAGTCATAGTGTTACACTCTCTTTCTGCCGCTGTGCGGCTTGTAATAATGTGGTGTAGTATCGGTACACCCACTCACTACACCGAGCGGTGTAGGAGTTGCAGTTCAGGAGCGGATAAAGTCCAGTGCTTCTTCAAGGAAGGAGAAGTAGTGTCCCTGTGCCCAGTCTTGGGTGGGTCGGTTGTAACGCCACGCTACAATGTACGGGGTCACAGTCGGCAACACTCTATGGGTCTGCCAGTCTACTTTGACTAACAGGGTGTACTCCTTCTCTACATTGGTCATCAACTCCAAATACTCTGGGGTCATTGTACAGCACCTCACATAAACTTAATGTAGTGAGTGCGTGTACCGATGGTCTTCACGCACCAAAGAGAGTGAGTGAAAGAGTTGCTTCCTCGTTCTTCGGTCAGCTATCATTTCAAGCTGTTTTAACTGCTTCCTACTGTGCGGCTCATGTCATCGCTATTTGCAAGTGTCACCTTGCACTTCGCGTTCAAAAGCAGTCCCTTCACGCTGTCTCTATGCGGCACACTACACACAAGCGGGAGCGGTGACACGCACCTGCTTGCTATCGTATGCGGTTTTCAAGGTACACACCACGGCGTTTATACGGCGGCTTTTGGTGTTGTCGCTCGTTACACGGTTGACTGTCTCCATCTGGGGTGTTGCGCTTGGTTTAACTGTGCTTAGTGTAGCACAATGCACACGGGATTGCAAGGGGTTTTTCGCAATTTCTTTCGATTTGTGCAACTTGTACAATGTGCAGGGGTTTACATTGTGGGACTTGCTACAATGTGCGGAGGTTTACAGGAAAAGCGGGAAACGCTGTAGAACGCTCTACAATGCGCTGTACGGGCTTTTTCTCTGGGGAGGGTAAAGATACGGGGACGGCATAAAAAGCGCGTGTAGGGGCTTCTACGGGCTTTTACGGGCATTTGTGGCGCGTGGTACTGTCTCGCGTGTGCGTGTGCGCGTGTGTACAGGGGCGCGGGGCGCGTTCTGGGGCGTTCTGGGCGCGTCTCTGGTCTGGGCGGGGTCTGGGTCTGGTCTGCATCTGGGGCGCGTTCTGGGGCGCGTGGGACGGTCTACAGGGGCGGACGGCGGGAGACTGGGACAGGGCGCGGAGCGGGTCAGGCAGTCGGGCGGGGTAATTATGCACAATAGACACACAGACTTTTTGTAGACCTTGCACAGTGTGTTCCTACGCACATAAAGACTGTCTCCTACTGGTCAAAAGGGCAAAAGAAAAGACCCACTGTGGAGAGTGAATACACAGCAGGTCTTTAAGTTCCCATAGAAGGGGATATAGTCAAACATTCTTAGGCCGATACTCCTGTATGAATGTCTTACACGGGTTCAAACTCTACTCTCCGGCTCTTCATAGGCTTCATCACCTTTTTCACCGTAGAGGGCTTTTTCTTGGTGGGGAGCATTACAGGTCTTTTCTTCTCCTGTACCTTCTCCTTGTTCTTCACAAGCATGGGCTTCTTAGGCTTCCGCTTCTCGCGTACTTCGTCATACATCTCTTCCATGACTTCTTCCACATAGTGGTCGTACCGTCCCTGTTGGAACTCGTACAGAGCCACATAGTTCTGGTAGGTGATGGGGTTGGGTCTTGCAGGCTCCGACATGTTGTTCAGGGCTTCACGAAGACCGTGGGTGGTACGGTACTTTCTCTTGATTGCCCTCAAAGACTTTAACACATTGTCGAGCGGGCCACAAGCAATGCAGAACATGGTTTCCTTAACACACAGCAGGAACCAGTCAACATGTTCGTCTTGACGAATTAGGCACAAGTAGTTCTCCATAGTATAATACACTCTCCTTTGTAGTGGGTGGTCATCTCTTATGGTCTTATTGTAACACACTCTACAGGTAATGTCAATACACCTAAATCCGCGCAAAGGAGGGTATTTATCCTTATATAATAGACCAGATATATAATAGGGGATAATAAAGACACCTATGTAAGTGGTCATTACATCACCTCACCGCACCTTCGGTGCTAAAGAGGTATATGACTATCGCCATATATAATAGATAGAATACCAACACCGCGCCAAAGACCAAAAGAGGTGCGCGGGTATATTGTCTATTATATATAATAGATAGACACCCGTATAAAGAACCGCGCCTTTAAGGAGGTCTTATACACTGGTGCGCCTATAGAGTATATAGTACCTAACCACTACCAAACACTATATAACATAAGGTGTCCACAATACCTGATTGCACAGGCCGAGAGCGGAAGTGACCTGCCGAGGTCTATAGTAGAAGAAGACTACCGTTCTATTATATTTATGTTTATATATTATTATCTATATCTATTTAATTATTTATGGTCACGCATTTCAGCCGCGCATTTTTCGCCATTTTAGCTTTTCTCTTTGAGACATTGTGATTTTCTGTTTTAGCCTTTACAGCTTGTGCAAGCCACACATAATTCTGGTATGACTGGTTGAAGTGTTACAGTGTAGAGCTTCCTACAGGTTGTAGAAGTGGTACAGGATGGTAGCCAAAGAAACAAAAGAGCATAAAAGAGGACTGCCTAAAGAGTGTTTCATAGAGTAGCTTATAGGGTATATATCCTATCTATCTCTATTATATAACTCTTAAAACAGTCCTCTTTGTTCTATGCGCGATTTTCTTACCTGTGCTCTCTTTTACTTAGAAGAGGGGAGCCTCGCTGAGTGCATGGAGGTCTTCCATAGTCAGGGGCTTCCACGGGTAGTACTTATCTGCTTCGATGGTGTCCAACAGCTTCTTGCAGTGGTTCAGGATTTCAGACACCATTCTGTCTCGCAGTTCATCGAGTTCTTTGCCAAGGTTGGGCTTATTTACTCTCAGTGCGCGGCTCAGTGCCTTGGGGAACATGTCTTCGAGGAACCGCTGACCGAGACACTCGCGGTATGTCATAATTGCGGAGATTTCCTTGTGGCGTACATACTTGCACACAGCAAGGAGGGCGGGGAAGTACTTGTTGCCGATACGGAAACCATCAATGAAGTTCTCAATGTACTTAAAAGCCACAGACTGTTTAAGCACGAGTTCATCAGGAGTAGCCACAGGCATGGACAGGTTAAAGATACCCTCCATGATGGCATAAATCTCTCTGGTGGTTTCAGTCATATCTTCGGGCCGCTCGTCGTACACACGCAGATACAGTGCTTCGAGCCGCTGTGCGTAATCCTTGTTCAGTTGTGCCTTTAACAGCACAAGGTCTTCTTCGTTCAGTTCAACATTTGTGAAGGTCTTTCCTGCGTATGTAGTGGTACTCATTTCTTCTTGCCGCCTTTCTTGTGATTGGGTACACCCTCAAACAGGGTTTCGTACTTGCGCTTCTTGTCATTCCAGAAGACAGGAATGGGACTGCCACAGTGAATACAGTTAATCTCAAAGCTGTCCTCAGTCATGTTGGTCATGTAACGCCATCTCTTCCCGCACTCACACAGTGCAGTCATGGGGACGAGTTCGCCCAGAGGTGTAAACTTGCCACAGTCACACTTGTAATGACTGATGGGATTACGAGACAGGAAGCCCTTGGTGTGTCCGCAGTGTTCACACTTCACAACGAGGAAGCCAGTGTACTTACGGGGTTCTTCATTAGGAGTGGGAACGGCCTTGTCTTTAACGACAGGGGCGGGAGCGTCCACAGCGTTGGACTTAATGATGGTGGAGGGCTTCTTGGGCTTTTCAACAGTTTCCACAGGTTTATCCACAGGCTTGGGTTCTTCTGCGGCGGGAGGGGCTACCTCTTCGGTCTTCTTTTCGGCAGTCGGCTCTTCGACCTTTTCGGGTTCTTCTTTCTGCTGTGTGGGAAAGGGTACACCGCCTTTAGCGGACATGTCGTGACCATCACTCAGGTCACAGCCCATAATGGGCGGGATAAACATAGGCTGATTGACAGGTACAAAGGTGGCCTGTACCAGTCGGTCAAACAGCTTGTCGATTTCGACAGGCTCACCCTGAACGGTGTAATTTCTGTTACCCGTCGAGATGGTTAGGGTTTCTCTCATGGTCAATTACCTCTTTCGTTAATTTTGCTTGCTGTAGGACAGGTAACTCTAAGCCGTCATACAAATGCTCATTCCAGTGGCGTGGCTCTTTTAACTGGTCGGACATGAGACACCTTGAAGTATGTAGAGCGGCTTGATTGACAAGCCACTGGAACTTAGCATCGAGGTGTGGTGGCGACCACACAGAACTGCGACAGATGAAAATGCAATCAAACTGGGCTTCGAGCATCTCTCCGAAGTCTTTTCTATCATACCACACGGGCTTGTTCAAGTCAAACCAATTATGGCTTTCTTCATCATCACGATGCACCCAGTGGTATATAAACGCATCACGGTACTTTTGGTGGAGTTTTGATACCCAGTTGCCACAGTTAAGGGGTTCTGGGTTATCAAGTCCCCTATACATGTCATGGTGGAAGTCTACATTCCACACTTCTACTTTGTCCGCGCTCTTAAATGCGCGTTCAACTACTTCGTACACATAGAGGTGACTGTCCATCACAGTGACTTCACGCCACTGAGAACTTCTCAGCTTCGCACACATCTGCTTAAAGTCTGGGTCGAGAACCTTTATGTGTGACAGGCTACGCTCACCATTACTGGACTTATACTCGTCACTGTAGCGGTTGTTCCACACAATCTCTTGGAGGAACGGGTTGAGGTTTTCATTACCTCCATCGGGAAACTTAAATAAGCGTGTAAGTGCGTCACAGCCGATGAAATAGTCCCAGTCAATGCTGAGTACACGCACTACTTCTTTTCTTCTACCAAACATAAATTATCTCCCCGCGAGAGTTCGCACAAGGTCTTGGTACATTGCCTTGTATCTTTCGGCTTCTGCTTTGTAATCGAGGTTACAGCCTGTGCCACTCTTCTGCTGTTCATCAATCAGCTTCGCGTTCTCCGCTCTGAGTTGGTCAATATAGGTCTGCATTTCCTTGGTCTTTGCTTCAATGTCTTCATCATGTGTGGGAGACAATCCGAGGGAAATACACAGCTTCTCATTAAGCAGTTCTTCTTCCTCTGCGTTCAAATCGCCGATGTAGTCTCCCAAACACTGCTTGTCTAAAGTGTCAATCTGCTCACACTTGACCACACTGCGGGTCATCTTGCTACCAGTCAACTTAAATTGGGTTTCTCTGAGGAATTTGATGTTATGCTCACTGGTGAGGTACACCACTTCTACGGTGCCACTCATAAAGTTGTCCCCATCACGAGACACGACTATTGCGGGTCTTCCCCTCTTGGGGTCTAACTCGCGGCTCTCCCTGAACGCGGGTTTCTTGTGTACATAGTACATCTGTCCACGCTTCACAACGCGTTCAAAAGGCACACTGTTTACCGGGGTCGGTTTCATTTGTTATTTTACCTCCTTTGATGCTTGATGTGTGCATCATTATTATATCATTACAGTGGTGTTGTGTCAATTCCTACTTGGTGCTGTACCTCATTCAGTTTATCTCTGTGCTGTTCACACACTCGCTCCCAATCAGTATGCTTCACACGCTTGAACAGGTACTCCTTGCTGTTATTGTACACGGGAGTATTTCTATTACACCCTCTTGCACAACTCTTTTCCCCGTGGAACTGGAACACAGGGGAACCACACTGTCTGCACAGGAGGTCGCGCACGACAATCAAATCCTCGCGGAACTGGTATCTGTCTGTGACACCACTTACTTCGTACTGGTAATCTTCCGCGTGGCTCTCTAAATGTTCGAGCATACGGTCGCACATGCCTTTGAGATAGCGGGGCTTATCGCCCTTGAAGCCAAACGCGGCAAACTTCATCTTTAACTGCGGCATAGCTTTTTCTAAGTCTACCGTGTAATATTTTACTTGTACGGCTTCTTTTAGTATCTTGTCCGTAGTTGGAACGAAAAGCGGTGTGTACCTGTATTCATTTACAGACATTTGCAGTCTGTGGTGACGGTTCACCCAGATACTCGGCTCAAAGTGCGGAGGGTGGAACAGGAACTCTTCGACCAGTACTCTCATAGTCACTTCAAACTCTTCCGTTTGCGAGAAGTCAAGTACTTTGAACGCGCTGTCAAAGCACTCTTCGCACCAGTTGAAATAGTAATACACCTCACTCGTGGTTATCACTCGGTGTATCACATACTCAACTTTCCCCTTGAAGCGCAAGGTATCAAAGTGCTTGTACAGCGTAGGTTGCTCCACCACATAAAACTTGGTGTCATGGAAATCACGCTTCCTCACGAAAAGGTCGCGGTCTGCAAGGTAGTCAAGAAACCTTATGTACTTAACTGCACAAAAAGCTCTCAACATGCGCCATTTCGTCTTTAGCCATCTCATTTGTAATTCGCTCCTTTCTGCATCTGATGACTGCAAATGTAGTATATCACACTTTTGGGCAAAAAGCAAGGACACCCCGTTTGGTGGAGTGTCCTTACTGGTTATTCTTCTTCGAGGTTCATGTACCTCTCGTTCTTTTTCGGTGTAACATCAATTACTTCCGCTTCGATGACTTCTTCGGGGTCATCCTTGGGGCTGTTAGCAAGGCTACTAAACAGCTTCTCCATGATGCCGCTGCTTTGCGGGTTCTGAACAGACATGCTCTCTTCAACTGTGCCATCGGCGCGGACTACACGAGACTGTCTCAGCACCTCCATATTACCCTGCTGATACATCTGATTAAGCATCTGCATGTACTTCATGTTGGTGTCCATAAGCTGAGACACAACAGGGTCGATAGTGCCGTTCATCGTTTCCATAATCATGGCTCTCTGCATACGAACCATGTTGTGATTGACAATACCCTGAATAGAAGCAATTATGTCGCTCTGGTCACGGGTGTCAAACCTCTGGAACATCTTTTGGAACGCGCACACATAGCCTGCTTTGTACTCTTTACATCTCTGTGCCGCGTAGCATGTATCACACGCGAACTTGGGGAACTTCTGGGAATAGACCTGTTTAGGCTTACGCACACGGGTCTGTCCCTTCAACAGCTTACCATCAGGCCCCCATGTGGGTACGATGTGCTGTTCTCTATAGATTTCCTCGTCGAGATTATCAATCTCAGGAGTACCACCGTCTTCTGGTGCGGGGAGACACTGTGCGAGTTTTACTCTGACCTCTTCGGGAGTGAGGTCTACCTCGTCATACTCAGGCTCGTCCTCAATATAAGCATCACGCTCTTTAAGAACACGGTCAAAGTTGGTGCCATACTGTAACAGTCGGTCATTCTCACCGGACAGGCACTCCTTGTAGAACTTGATAAGGTCTTGGATTTTCTCTTCGGGGCTGTCCACTATACGGTTGATATGAAGGTCATGTACCTCGTTCAACACCTTGTAGTCGTTCTCGATGTACACTTGCTTCAAGTCAGCATAGCCACGGGAGTTCCAGTTCAGGAACGCGGTCATGTCAAGGATAAAGTCCTTGGCTTCGGGACAGTCAGGGTTGATATTCATTTTCTCCGCGTACACGGCGTAGTCATCTCTACTGCCCGTGAACCATGTTACAGGCGGGAAGAAGTCGGGAGGTAGGTTGTAAACATCGACCTTCTTGGCTCTCTTCTTGAACCAGTACATCTTTGCTTTCAAACGCTCATTGACATACTTCTCAGCCTGTACAAAGGCATACGCGTTGACCTTAATCATCTCGGTCTTGTCTTCTTCCCTGATAAGGTCAAAGTCAAACTTCTTGTCATACTGGGAGATAACGGGGAACGCCTTAGTCTCGAACTCTTCCTTCTTGATGCGGCGCATACGCGTCTTATCCCACACAGAGATTTCGCCGTACTTCAAGCCAACATTCCATGTGGTACTATCAACAGTATAGAAGGGGTATTCAGTCAGCATGGAGGTGTTAGTAGATGCCATGCCCTGACACAGAGCGTTGTGCTTCTCCGCAGTGCGGAACATCTCTTTAAGCTGTTCTGTACCATTCTCTACTTTGTCGATTGCAAGGGACAGTCCGACATAGGGATAACGCTTGCACATATAGTCCCAGTAATCAAGTCCATCTTCATGGTAGATAAAGCAGACAGGGACACCAGTACGGAGCATGAACGGCTCAAAGTACTTCTTGCGCCATTCGTACACTTGCTCGTAGCCAACATTGGGGAGGTACTGCAAGTCGAGGTCAGCGATAGCAAAGATGTTGTCCTTGTGTCGCTCTGCCCACTTCAAGTAGGTCACGATTTGCTCTTCCCACTGTTCAATGGTGTAACTCTCATATTTGGGGTCGTTCTGATAGGTGTACGCGCCACTATCAATGAAGATATGTACATCATGGTACTTCTTCAACACATACGCACCCTTACCTTTCAGGTACTCATACGACATAAGAAAGTTTCTGATACCCAGTTCATACAGAATATCAAGATAACTCTCATACTCAACGCCTGAGAAGAAAATGGTCAAAGGGCGTGTGTAATCCATTACTTGATGGAGGTCTGTGAAGCCTGTGGCGGGTTTACTATGCTCTTCCTGCTCGACTACTTCATCGACTTCTTCCATTTCAACTTTCTTTGCGGCAGTCATTTTCTTCTTTTTAGCCAACTTCAAGTTATGTAACCTCCTTTACAGTTTATCATACCACATTCGCAGTGGCACTGCTCCCATACTGGAACATTTCAACTTGTGGGTGCAATCACTCAAAAAGGTAATTACACCGAGGGTGATAAACGCGTGGTTTCTGATTTCTCCTTTTTCGGAGCGGATAGATGGGAAGAAAGTAGGGCATTTCACATTACCATCAAACTCCCATGCGTCACTGAGAACGATAATGCTTTCAAGCCCCGGCATGTAGATAACATAGTAGTCTCGTCCACCATGCTGTAGGACTATGACTTTATCTTCAAAGTCGTATCTCTTTCCTCGATACTCGATGTAGCCGGGTCTACAGAGTGCCCTCTCATTTAATGGGACTGTAAACTCGTCCATCTTCATCTCTCCTATACTCAAAGATGGTTCGCGTCTGGCAGTTGCTTTCGGCCCCACGGCACATGACACAATCGTGCTTTGCGACCATCTCAACTTTCAAGTATTTAGGCTGTACGAGCGCACAGAGAAACTCTCCAATGTCATTCGTTAGCTTCTCCTGCAACTGTGGCATTTGGCTGTAGTATTTTACAGCACGAGGGATTTTGGAAAGGCCAATAATCTTCTTATCGGGAACATAGGTAACGGAACAGGTGCCGCCGAAGGGAAGCCAATGATGTTCACATACAGACCAGAACTCAATGTTCTCGACTGTAACGGCTCCCGCATGTGCGGGTGCGTCAAACAACTTCATGCTGTCCACAAACGCGTCAAAGTTGGCGTTGTTCCTATTCTTGAAGAGTTCGGAGCAGTACATTTTCGCTACCCTGTGCGGAGTATCACAATTACTTTCGGTAACGGGGATACCCAACAGGGAGGAAATAGCTCTGACATGCTCTTCAACCTTAAAGATGGTATCATAATCAGACACGGTTATTCCTCCTTTGTACGAGCAGTTACAATGTACTGCTCCGACTTGTGTTAAAACTGCTTGAAACCGGGGTGGTTCAAACGCTGAATGGTTGCGGGATTGCGTCTTCCCCTTGCAGGTGGAGGTACGGGAGTACCTTTGAGAGCGGCAATACTCTCTTCCGCATTGCGTTCAAGCACTGCCTGTGCCTTACGCAGTCTCGCGGGGTCGTTCTGAATGGCTCGTGCCTGAGCGAGTACTTCGGCATCACGGCGTTCCTCCCAACTGAACTCAGGGCTATCAGTCATGTACATGGTGGCTACTCCTTTCTGTAGACTTTGTGCGCGTGGTTACTTCGTCTTCTTCACATACGCCTTGGCGGGAGTACGGGAAGGGTCAATAGCCAGACAACGAGCGGCGTTGTTGCCAACAGTGTGCTTGCACACAACAGCTTCACTGGTCTGGACATGGGGACGCTTGCCAGTAATGGTCTTGGTCATGCTCTGTCACCTCCTTTCTGAGACATTATACAGGAAAAGCCTGAAAAGGTCAATAAAACAAAAAGGGGAAGAGAACAGTGTTCTCTCCCCTTAGTGTTACTGGGTTCGATTAGGAACGACCAGTACGGGCGCCACCGGAGCCGCCACGCTGACCGCCGATACGGCCACCAGTCAGACGGCTGACGATGTTACGGGCACCACGGGCGATACGAGCGCCCAGACCCTGACCACGAGTAGGCATAGTGCTACCTCCTTTGTTGTAGTCAGCGGAGGTCTGTAGGGGCGACACTGTAAACAAAGGAATAATCCCCAGTGCGTCCTCTCCACTGCTGAATACATCTTATCACCAAAGACTGATTTAGTCAAGGTGGTTCAAGGAATTATTTTCATACACCGTAGGGTCAATCATACCAAGGGCTTTGAAGTGGTTGATACGGTCTACGCAGGACGCACAGGTTCCACAAGGTTTATCACCCTTGTTGTAGCACGACCAACTCTTAGTGAAGTCACACTCAAACATCATACCGAGTTCAATAGTGTCTTCTTTCACAAAGCCCTCTAACGGGGTCAGCATCTCATACTTGCCGTGGTGTTGGTGTTTCAGCACACTACCTTCGGTAATACACTGCTCAAACTTGCGGATATAGGAGCGGTGCTTATCGGGAGTGCCAGAGGTCACATGACCAAACAAGGTCTGGCGACCATCAAGCCCTGCGGCAATGTACTTGATGTTCAGGCTCTCAGCCAGAGATGCGGCAATAGACAGAAGAACCTGATTTCTCATGGGTACATAGATGCCCGTGGAAACAGATGCGAGGTCTTCCTGTACATCGTAGCACTTGACTTCTTCGCCGTTTGTGATGGCACAGTTAAACCACGGGATTTTAACTTCGGCTTCATGCAGTGTGCCACCGTAAGTTTTCACGATAGTCTCTACAGCTACGCGCTCCTGTTCATGGGAGTTCTGCCCGTAGTTCACAAACATGTGGTGAACTTCAAAGCCCAGTTTGCTAAACATACAGGCAAGTACGCAACTGTCTAAGCCACCGCTCTGCAACAGGACAACGCGCTTGTCCTTAATCTTGCGGATTTTTCTCAGTGTGTGTAACATCGTCTACTCCTTCTTGTTGCGCTTCGGACTGGTCAAACCAGTCAGCGGGAAGTTGGTATTTGGCAAGCACAAGGCTTCTCGCCATCTGCTCTAACTTCTGGTGTTCAAGAGCATCGAAATACATCCCTTCATGGGAAGAGGGTGCGAGTAGCCAGTTGTACTTCAAGTGTAACAGTTCATGTACAAGGGTCTTTTCGTGGCACACCTTACTGACAGTGGTGGTAGACTTGATACCGTCTTCCTTAGTGCTGATAGTGATTACCGAGGTCATGTGTAGCAACTGGAACTCATTGTTCCCCGCGCACTCATAGTTGTTCTCGTCAAACACCTCTTCTGCGAGATGGACTACGATAGACCAGTCATGCAGAAACAGGCGTTCTTTCCACCACAGCATACACTTTCTCAGTTCGGCTTCATTTTCAAATCGGAGAATGGGCTTGGTTTCCATTTCACTGTACTCCTAAACACTTGTGCATCTGCACACTCACGCGGACATTGAAGAGTTTATCCTCAATGAGCCACTGGATAAGTTCATCACTGATGATAGGCTCCCAGTCATCATCAAAGCACGGGCTGAATACCAGAGTTGCTTCGGTGGGGTACTGGGCAATAACCTTCTTGGCGAAATTGTAGTCCTTTCGGTCACTGATGACGAAAACGACTTCATCTTTAGCCTGCAAGTTCATCATGTTATCCAGAATGTTGTGCTTGTGGACACCACTACTGGGACACTTAATGTCCATGATGTACTTGAAACTGCGATTGTAAGGGTCGCTCTCAATGGGACAACAGCCATTTGTCTCGATGGCTACCTTGTAACCCATTGCGTTCAGTTCGAGTACAAGCGGGTACACACTATTCCACTGGATAAGGGGTTCTCCACCAGTGATGCAGACATAGGGAATACCTGCTCTCTGTACTTCGCGCACAATCGTTTCGATTGAGGCTTTCTTCCTATCCTTCTGGGTCTGTGGTTGGTCACAGTAGGCGCATTTCATATTGCACCCATACAAACGGACAAAGGTGCAAGGTTTACCTGCGTCTACACCCTCTCCCTGAATGGACTGGAAGATTTCGTGATACCACAAGATACCTTCGTGCTTCATACTTCTTCACCTCTGTAGGTAGCGTAGCTGTCTTCGGTTTCCCACAGCTTCACTTCTTCGACTTTGATGCCGTAGGCGGGGTAGTGTCCGTCAAAGCACTCTTGAATGTCCTCGAACATGGAAACCACCATCAACTCTGCGGTAGGGTAGTTCCCAAAGTGTTCGTTCAGATTAGAGTGGTCGTACAGGCTCACTGCCACATCATTGACAACGGACTTCAACACAGAGAAGTCAAGCACCATTGCGTCCTTGGCTTTGCTAAGAGAAGAGGGATTAAAGTCCACGGGCTTTGATACAGTGACTTCGAGTTTGTAGCTGTGTCCGTGTACATTGCTACACTTGCCGTCGTAGTTGTGAAGATGGTGAGCGGCTTCAAACTGGAACCGCTTAGTCACATACACTTTGTTTTTAGCGCCCACTGTGTACCTCCTTACTGAATGACGAGGATAGCGACCATGACGGTCTTCTTCTCGTCGTTCTCAGTTACTTCATCGAAACCGGGCTTGATGAACAGGTCTTTGCCCTTCGCGGCAAGAGTGCCACGAGCAACGGCAATGCCCTTGTACATCTGGTTCACAGCACTTGCGCCCACGGCGCGGAGAGTAACCTTGTCACCCTCTTCGATAGAAAACACGATAGAGGAAGCAAGGGACTGGACAGGAGACTTTGCGGAGACTTTGATTTCCTTGTTCTTATTTTCCATGATATATCACCCTTTACTCTTGATTTTGAATAAAACTTTGGCGACAACGCTGTTACAGTGTACTACGCCGTACTGCCTACTATCGTGGCTTTCAGGAGGGTTGTCTCCAAGTAAGTACAGGTACTTCTGTTTTGCGCCGTCTTCGACAATAAAAGACACCCGCTTGATGATAAGTCGTACTTCTTCATCGCTGTAGGGTGCCTTACATACATACACATCTCCGTCATGGTAGTTATGGAGTTTCTTAATGAGTACCCGGCGACACAAAAGGATTTCTCCTTCGTGATAGGTAGGCAACATTGAGTTTCCGTAAACTACAGCAAGAGGGAAAAGGTATGCAATAACTACAACGATAAAGAGAATAAATGCCAGTGTGATTACTACTGTCATATCTCTTACACCTTCTTCAAGATGATTTTCTTTTTCGGCACCAGAGACATGAAATCGGAGAGGGACAGACAAACATAGTCCTTCGAGGAATTATGCTGATGAAAGACTACTACAGGGACTTTCCCTTCTGGGCAGTCGCTTTCGGCTTGTTTGAGCCACTGAGGAAGTGTCCACTTCTGTGTGTTCTTGCACTCTACATGCAGTACCAGTTTGATGGTGCTGTCTGCGGGAACAATGTCACCACGGAAGTCTTCTGCTTTCAGTGAGTTCTTCACAAACCCGCCTGACTGTGGAGTTCGCACAAGTTCTACGCCATAAACTTCTGCAAACTTCTTTGCAATGGTGCGCTCATAGCTACTGCCTTTGTTTCTGCTTCTCTTACCGCGCTTCACATTCTCTGGGTCTTTCTTCTTGGTGGTCTTCTTGGGTGAGGAAGCCACCTTCGGTTTCTTTGCGGCAATCTTCACGGTTACTACTCCTTTCGTTAAGCAAGTTGAACGACAAGAATAGTATATACCATATCTGGAAAATAAGCAAGTGTAAATTAAAAGAGCGGCGCATTTCTACGCCGCCCTTACTTTATCTGCGTCCCCACAATGGGTCTGCGTCTTCTTCGTTATAGGGTCTTACCAAGACAGGGGTAGTGGGCTTTGGGTATGTCCTATAGAAGATTTCGTGTATCAAATTGTACACTTCGGAAGGTTCCCTGTTCAGCATGTAGTTCATCTGACGCACATCTTCAAGGTATTTCTTCCAACCCGCAAAGGTGGCAGTGATGAAAGTTCCACCATTCTTCATGTCTGTAGTAACACGGAAAGAGTTAGGAACGCGCTCCATGCTTTGCATCATCTCCACCTTGTAAGAGAAGTCACCTACATACTTGATGCTAAAAACGGCGTGTTTCTCTAACTCTTCACGGGAGTAGTGGATATGACCTTCTCTCATGTAAATTAACACACGAGCAGGAACATCTGACACCTTTGGAGTATCAGGGGAGGGGTTGCCAATTAAAGGCGGCTGTGTGAGGGCTTTGCGTATCTCTTCACAGGTCTTTGCTTCATCGAGTTCGGACTGCCAAAAGGAAGTCAAAGAGCGGACACCGTGATACTTGCCATTACAGATGCACTCGGTGTAAGGAAGACCACACTTTTCGGCGTGATACTTAAACATAGTCCGAGCGTACTCGTCTCTATGGACGAACTCAATAACAGTCCTCTTATGGCTGTCGGGAACCTCGTTATCGTCTACCCAGTACAGGGGTGCATCTAAAATGCTCATAACAGGTGAAGTCCTCCCTTGCTCATGGTGGGCTTCTCTTCCTTCACAGGAACTTCAAAGTCCTCTTCGATACGGGACGCGGTTGCTCCCATCTGCTTGACATACTTGCCCCTGTAGGGCTTCTCAGTAGGCTCGTCAAGTTCCAGAATAGTAATCTGGCACACACGGCGACCGGGCATCAAAGCAATGGGAATGTCGGACGCGTTGAACAGTTCGAGGGTAATCTGTCCTTCAAAGCCGGGGTCAACAAAGCCTGCGTTCTGGATTTGCAGACCAAGGCGACCAATGGAACTGCGTCCTTCAACATACACAGCATAGTTGTTGGGAACCTTGATGTACTCTTCTGTGGTGGCGAGGATAAACCCCTTAGGCGGCAGAATGATACCCCTACCTTCGGACAGTTCAACTGTGTTGGAGGGGTAAGGCTCGTCCAGTGTACGAACCTTCACTTGCTTCTGCGTGGGCTGTGCGCCGTGGGGAAGCTGTGCGCGGATATGGGGAGGGAGACTTTCCAGAGGAATAGCAGTCTCTATGCCCATAAACTCAGGCTTGATTTCGGTAAAGCTGTTACCGAGGGTCAAATCGTAGGACGCAGGCCCTACATGTTCTTCGCGGAAAGGAAAAATGGTGATAGGCTGTCCATTCTGCGCGAGACGCTTAATAGACTGGTGAGAAAGCATCATGTGTATTACCTCACTTCTTAATTGTTCTGATACCGTCAAGGCAGTTAGGTCTGATGTTACCATGCTTTCTGCACTTGTCGGTTCCTTTCTTGTAGTTGTCACACTCGGTACAGTTACGGGTCTTAACTCTGATACCGTTGTTCTCAACTTTGGGCTTAACTACACTACCCATTGCTTAGTACCTCCTACTACTTACATTGCTTGCCCTTGTCTCACTCTCAAAGTCGGCATTTCTGCGGGTAACTTCGCGGGAGATAAGGAAACAAATGTCCTCTACATTCTCGATGGCATACTTTACCATCTGTACGCGGGCTTTAGCGTCCTTGTATGCTTCAAGTAAAGGCTTCACATCTTCATCAGAATTGATAAGCCTATCCTTGGCAGTCTCAGACAGTTTTTGAGAACCGTACTTTCTGTACAGGTCTTCGGTGCTTTCGTAGTACTCTCTACGCGCTTCCTCTTCAAGCAGTTCTGCTCTACCAAGTACTGTGCGTAGGTACACTTTCTGCTGAGTAAAGGCGTTCAGGTACTCGCCTAAATCACGGGAAGTAACCTCGGTGATTTCTCTGGGAAGCTCCAGATACTCTTCATCAATGTTAAGTCCTGTTTCATGGTCAAAGAACACTACGCCTTGCGCTTTCAGGTCATCTTCTACACTGTCAAGAAAAGACCTGTGCATCTGACGAGGGTTAATTTTTTCGCGGCCTTTTGATGTATCTGTGCGTTTCTGGGTCTTTGTGCTTTTTCTTGTAGCTATCTTCACGGTTCTTCACCTCGCGTTCTGCTACCTTCTTTGTGGCGATATAAGATTTGCGGTCTGCATACTTCTTTTTGATGATTGTACCGTCTTCTACAGTACCCTCAACTAAAACTATGTCGGGTGACTTAGCGGCTTCACCATAAACGCGGCGAAACGCATAACCGAATACTGCTTTCAGTGCTTTGCAAGGGTCTTCACCTATCACTGTAGCAGGAGGCACTTTCGGCCCGACATTCTGCTGTGTAAGTCTATTATACAACAAAACATACTCAGGCACAAGTGTCACTCCTTACAGTACCCAACAGGCGGATTTGTAGTTACACCATCTACACAGATTGTCAGACTTGTTACGCCCTTCTCTGGGAGGTACTCTGCCCTCTTCAACAAAGGTGTTGAGGGTGGAATACTCTTCGAGGATTTCCTTCATGGTGTTCTTGCTTGCGGCTTCCGTAGTGGACACACAATACTCTTTGAGTTCCTGATTGTCTTTGTTCTCGTACAGGAAAATAGCCTTAGTGATGGGCTTCTTCATATCGTACAAGATACTGTCCATCTTGATATGAAGACTGACTTGAAAAGCAATCTTCTGAGCCTTGGTAAACTTTCTGCCGCCTTTGAGGTGCTGATAAAGTTTCTTGTACTGAACCTTACGGATAGGCAAAGACCTGTCAAAGTCTTCACGGGTTGCATACTTCTCCCGCAAGAACTTTCTGCGCTCTTCAAGACAGAAGATGTACACAAGACCCTGCTTGCGGTGTTCCTCCTTTGGGGCTTTGAGGTCAGTGAAGCCCTTGCTGTTGATGGACTTCAATTCAAGTACACCATGTTCTACAGCAGACAGCTTCAAGATACCGTCAGTGTGTCCCTGAATGTTGTACTCATAGTTATGTACAGGGATTTCGTCCATGACGAGAATACCTGCTTCTTTCAGGTACTCTTGAAGTCTCAGGTGCATGTGAGTACCATTGTCAAAGATACGGCGAGTACGAGCGTCCACACTATGTGCATCTTGCTCTTCTCCCGTTCTGGCATAGTAGCGCGCTCTCATACATGTGCCTACCTGTGAGGGTGCGTTCACATTGATTGCGCGGTCATTGTCCTCCTTATTCAAGGACAGCAAATAAAGGTCAAGGGGACGGATAACGAACCCCTCTCGCTTCATAGCACTAAATACATTGTTGAGTGCCATTAGTTCCTCCTTCGTGCTATGCGGTTACAGGTGATGCTTGTTGTGAGCCTTCCCACATCACTAATGACTTCGGGAGATTTGGGTATCACGCCACTCACATCAATAATGATGCAGTCCTTAGTGTAGGGAAGGTTGTCCCAACAAGGGGCAGTGTAAATGATAGCGTCAGCTACCTTCGTGTGCTTACTGAGGTTTCTCGTGTGACTGTGACATACCGTTACAGTGGCATCGTCACTCAAAAGCAGTGAAGAAAGACCTTTGACGGAGTGGCCTCTACCCACGATAACAACATTCATACCCTCAATACTGTGGTACGAGTTCAGTATATCATAACAGGCTTGTGCTACACAAGAAGTGCCCTGTGTGAATACACAGTCAATATCATCCTCTGGGTCAAATCTAACGGGGCATACTCCCCTGTAGGTTTCTACATCTACAATGAACGGCGCACCAAAGGGATTAGTGGTCTGCGGAGGGTGTACATAAGAGATGCCCAACTTAATGCACTTATTCTTCACCGCGTTCAAATAAGGACTGTGGAGGTCGCCCAACAAATTGATGAACGACCTCTCACACAGTCTGGTATCTAAGTCGTAAGAACGCGTGAGTATGTCCACGACTTTACTCATTGTTTAGCCCTCTGTGGTATCGCCACCGTAAGGGGTCTGGGGAATGTCACAGGCATCACCATCACACTGACAGTTGGTACAGGCATCACCCTGATGGTGGACAGTGTTCTCAGGAACACCCTCGGCAGGAGTACCGTCACACTCGGCACAGTGACACTTGGCTTCGTCACAGCCCTCACAAGGCTCGTCATCTTCGCCGCCGAACAGAGTGTCGAGAAGCTCCTTCGCAGAAATGGCGTGTTCCTCCATGTGCTTCTCATACTCGGCTCTGTCGGGGTGGTCTTCGCCAGTAATCATAGCGTACATGTCAAAGTGATGCACACCAGTCTTAACGCCGTTCATCATCAGTTCGGCTTTGGCGGCTTCCTTCATCAGAGCGTAGAAGTCAGAGAACTTAACCTCCACGCGGTCTTCACGGCTGATAGCGTCCATGATACTCATAATCTGTTTCTCCTTTGTGTTTGTATTTACAAATACTCGTGTTTACGGACAATCTTCTTGCACCGCTTGCACTGGTATATGTAGATGTAGGTCAATTCTTGGGGACTGCTACCCCACTGCTCTTCTTTCCCTATCTGCACTAAATCGTGCTGTTCACAGGGACACAAGATTTGCTCCAACTCATAAATGCGATTATGCAGTCGGTTGTTTTCTTCCCTCAGTCGGCGCAATCTGCCGAACATCAGCGTCACCTACTTTCGGAAATACTACTTTGTGGCACTTCTTACACCGAAGAATGTCGTACTTTGAGCCATCTTTATCAAGAACAGAGCCATCAGGCTCAAAGTCGTGTTCATCAGGACAAATGATGGTTTCAAGGTCTGCTACTCGCGCCATGAGCGCGTCTACAAGTCCTTGTAAGTAAAACATGTCACTCGCTCTCCTTGTCTAACTCTTCAAAGTATTCAACAAAGGACTGCCACGGGGTGATAATGAGGTCAATGTCCTTACTAATACCACGACTGAGCATACGCTTATCAGGGAAGGTCAACCTGTAGGTAGTTTCACTCCACTTCAAAGAACGACTGCTCTTGTGACAGTAGTTATAGGACAAATCTACCAGATGGTCAGGAAGACGCTCTAAGTAGTCCAGATTGGTATTGAAATCAAGGACGGCTAAACGGTGCTTTCCGTTTTCGAGGTCAATACACATAACGGGTTCTCTGAAACCGTCTCTCAGGGCTTCGTGGCGTATCTTCTCCCATGTTGCGTAGTTCAACAGGTACAAGGCTTTCTGTGTTGTCTTACACTCCACAAGAAACTGGACGTTTCTCACATCGGCTTTCATGCCCCAGAGTGCCCCAGAAGCGGCGGTCACACGACCACCGACTTCTTTGGCAACACGCTTTTCCTGTGCTGTAGACCTTCGCTTAGTGTCAAGCACGATGGGACACCTCCACTAACTCAAAGCGGGGACGGGTAATACCGTCACGGGTCACATCTTCAAGGAACATGGATAAGGGACGCGTCCAAATCTTATGGTCGCCGTACAGGGCTTCATACACGACCATCTCTTCGCCCGTCTCAGTGTGGGTTGCTACAGCAAGGGTCTTATACAAATTGCCCTTAAAATGTCTGTACATAACTCCAATGCAGATATTGCGCTCGTTCATATCTTTCTACCTTTCTTAAACAGCGACTTGGCATCTGTGCGCCGCGCACTTAGCCTCCACTGATTACAGTAAATACAACTCTCTGTTACTACCATGTCATACTTCAACACATCCTCATTCTGACAGACTTCTTCATCGTCGCCCGGAGCCTGATAGAAGAAATCACAGTTATAACAGGAACGAGTGTAACGGGAGCCACGCTCTAAAATGCGGCGAATAGGGGCATAACCTCTGACAAAGGGTTTGTCCTTGTCTTTCATTGCTTCGCGTGGCTTCGATTGCTTTTTCTTCTTCTCTGGTGTAGCCGCCTTTACAGGTTTAATGACCTTCATCAGTCATTCTTCCTGACAGCAAGAGACAGGACTTCTTCTCTGACTTCTTCCACAAGGTCTTCATCTTCGCGGAACGCTTCAATCAGGGACGGCATACCCTGAAACTTCTGGTCTTTGTATATGAACCATGCGCCCTTACGGTCAATGATACCAAACTCAACAGCAAGGATAATCATTTCCTTAAATCTGTCGTTGTGTAATTCCTCCACATTGGCGGCGTTCTCAGATGTGAAGTAGAAGTCAAACTCACCCGTCATCATGCGTCTATAGGTCTTGTTCTTCTCTACCTTGAACTTGACTACTTGACCCACGACTTCTTTGTTCTCGCCCGAACCTTCGGTAATCCAGTCACCACGGCGCAAGCGTAAGTCAACGGACATAGCAAAGTCTTTGGCGTTACCTCCGGGAGTGTACTCAGGATTACCATAAGCACCAATCTTCTCTCGGATTTGATTGATGCAAATGAGTGTAAACGCTCTCTTGCCCTCGCGGTTCAAGCGATTGTTGTTAGCCTGATACTTACGGAAGAACTCACCAAGCAACTGCTGTGGGATACCCATACGCATAGTCTCGTCCATAGCGACTTCTTGCTCTTTATTCGGGGACAAAGCGGCGAGACTGTCGATTACACCTAAGTGGACTTGTCCACTCTTCTGCAATCTCAGCATCATCTCAAAGGCTTCTTCGGAACCGTCAGGACGGGAATAAATGAGACTGTCGTAGTCTACACCACAGGTACGGAAGTACTGCTCGTCAGAAGTACCCTCAATGTCAAAGAACGCACAAACAAGTCCCATCTTCTGCGCTTCGGCAATAATGTGAAGGGTCTGCGTGGTTTTGGTACTACTAAACAAACCTGCAATCTGCGTGTAGCGTCCTACAGGAATACCTCCACCAAGAGCAACATCAAGAGACAGAGAACCTGTGGGAATACGCTCAATGGTGTAGGCAACATCATTAGGCACTCCGATGGAGATTGCGTTCTCACCGAACTTCTTATTGAGAGATGCAACAAGGTTCTGCAACTCCTGACTGGTTCCCTTTCTCTTCTGCTCTGTGGAAGCCTTAACAGGTTTGGAAGCAGATTTGGTGGGCTTCTTTGCTTTGGTCTGGTTTTTGACTACCACCGTCTTTCACCTCTCTTTCGATTTGCTGTAATGCACACCCACTTGTGTATGTGCGGTTTATACCACAGTAGGAAGGTTTATTAAATCGTGCGGGGTGCTTACACAAATTGTAATAACCCATACCAGAATTGTGAACACAGTTGGCAGAACAGAGGACTTTACATGTCTCCATGCTCTACCTCCACTAAGTCTCTGACTTCAAAATCAGAAAACTCCTTTTCTAACTGATTGACTGCGGCTCGTTCAATAAATGCGGAGATAGTGTCCTCGTCATCGAGGTGCATTTTGATGTGTTCTAACACAACATCAGGCAGAGCCACAGTCGTTCTCGTTGTCTTCATTGGAAACTCCTTTCGCTGTAAATAATCACAGCTTGCGGACGCAATCTCTGACTAATCGCGCATACACTAAGCTATCTACTTCCTGCATCTTATACCACGGAATAAAATCGGCTTTGCGGGAAGTAATGTCACCAGTAATGTCGTACAGTCTGCTACCTATTCTCGCGGCAAAGTGGTTATCTTTTTCGCTGTACCAGATAGTACCTATCTTAAAGCGTTCACACAAGATACAAGCAAAGTAGTAACAGTAACCCTCAGTAAAGGTCTTCACTACTTCCCCGCTTTTATCAAACTGCTTGAACTTATGAATAAATCGCTCTACTACATTCATGGCTCCACCTTCTTTATGTGAGCGCGTATTACACCAAAGGTAGGTGTAGTATAGTCAAGGCCAAGTAACTGAACATCGTAGATGCCATGACCATAGATGTGTACCACTTTTGCTCGGACGGGAGGACATACAAACTCGTTCCAGAGTTGACTTAGTAAGTCAGTCACAATGACTTCTTCACCAAGTGTAATATCCTCTACAAACTTAGGTTTCGTTCCGAGTATCAGGCTCAACAATGTGCCCATCAACTACTCCCTCCTTTGGCAAGTAGTCAGCACAGCACAGACGAGACTGAGTGACGGGCAAGGGCATGTCCAGTTCCATTCCGCTGTAGCGCGGCTTACGCTTGCGCTTCTTGCATACGCCGCTTGCTTTACAGGGAGTGCGGTCAAAGTTCTGACAAGTACCGCAGGTTTCGTACTTATATCTACGCATAAACTTGATGCGCCCCTCTGTGTAAGCGGTGAGTACATAGTGTACCTGTTCAGGCTCAATTTTGTAATGTTCCGCGATAACACGGAGGGCTTCGGTGACAGTTGGCATTTAGTGTAACCTCCTTTACTTCGCTTCTTGATAGCTGTCGCCTTGGTCTGCGTCAGCTTTCAGTGCAAGATTGAGTTCAACATTATCCCCAAAGGGGTGAGCCATAAGTGCTTGAATACGAGGGATAGCTTCCTCCACATACTCTTCGGGACACTCAAACACAAGTTCATCGTGTACCTGAATAATCATCAGACAGCGGTGTTCAAGGAACCACGGGTCTGCATCTACACGGTTCTGTGCCGAAGAAGTAATATCGGCGGCACTACCCTGAATGGTGGAGTTAATAGCAAGTCTCTCTGCATAAGACTTCATACCAAAGTTGCTACTGTTAATGTCGGGCAGTCTACGCTTTCTCCGCAGTAGCGTCTGCACATAGCCATTACGCTTTGCAAACTTCTTCTGGTCACGGATAAACTTTGCAACGCCACTGTAGGTATCAAAATACTTGTCGATGTAGACCTGTGCTACTTCAACGCCGTTCTTGCACTTGTACAGCTTCAAGTATTCAGGTGCGCCCAAGTCAATGGGGGAATAGTGGTCACTGCGTAGGTTATCATACAGAGTAGGTGCGCCGCCACCGTACATCAAAAGGAAGTTGATGACCTTTGCGGCTTGTCTCAGGTGGGGGTATTGCTTCTTAACCTCAGATGCGTCACAATCGAGGTTGAACATGTTGACGGCGGTACTGCCGTGAGTGTCTGCACCAGTAGCAAACATCTCTAACAGGTTCTTATCCTCAGAGAAGTGGGCAAGCACACGCATTTCAAGGTTGGAGAAGTCACACGCAATAATCTTCTTCCTCTTCTTCGTAACGGGGTCTACAGAGCCGATAAACAGAGAACGGATTTGGTACTTGTCCTCTTCATCTGCTTTCGGTAACTGCTGTAGGTTTGGCTCACTACAGGAGATACGACCACTATCTGTGCCGATGATGTTGAAAGACGGGTGAGCTTTACCATCGTCATAAATCTGTGCTTTCAGACCGTCAATGAACGCACTTCTCAGCTTAGACAGCTTCTTATACTCCACAAGCAGTTTAGCTACTTCTACGCCGCTCTGCTTGTGCTTGTTCTTAAAGGTCATGTGGGACAGGTTCCAGAAGGTGTCGGCAGAAGTAGAAGGTGCGCCTGCATCTGTAGTGGAAGTCACACGGAAACGGAAAGACGCTTCAATGAGGTTCCAGTTAATTTTGGCTTCTTGTACTTTGCCGTTCTTATCACGCTTCAAGTTACCTTGCTTGTCTCGCGGCGCAGGTTTCTCATACCCGAAAAACAGTTCTGCAAGGTGCTGACTGCTATTAGGGTTAAACTCTACACCCGCGAGTTCAAACATCTTGTATTCGAGGTCTTCCATGTCTTCTGCAATCTCTTCTTGCATTTCATCGAGACGCCTTGTATCAACAACTACACCGCGTTCCTCCATCTTAAAGAGACATTGCAGGAAGGGCTGATAGTTCCTCGTATAAATCTTGGTCATCTTCTCGTCATCGACAAGGTTGATGTAACCAAGATACAGCTCCCAAGTCAAATAACTATCGTCGAGGGCGTAGGGTGCGCCATCGTCAATCAGTACAAGGTCATAAGTGGCTTTGTTACTGGCTTTCAGACCAAACTCTTTCTTGACCTCGTTAGGGACAGTAGCTACAGTGTCGGCAAAGTGGGACTGGTCAAGACCCAACTTCATAGCACTGTTCTCTTTCAGGCCGTTGGGGGTGTTCTCGTCACACAGCCACGACAAAATCATGGTGTCCCAAATGTCGGTAGTGGTAGTGTGAATACCCAGACGGGCAAGCACATGAAGGTCAAACTTAATGTTCTGACCCACAAGGCGAACATCGGGACGGGAGAAAATAGGGCCGAGGTACTTACGAACTACTTTAACAGACAGGTTTCTGCCATAGTCTTCGTATCGTCTGTGACCCATTGGGATATAGTAGTTATCATACTCACCCCACGAAATAGTGATACAGACACAGCGGAACTTACTGTTTTCACCGAACACCCTAAGAGTGTTAGTTTCTGTATCAAAGGCAAACTCTTCGAGGTGTTCCATCTTACGCGCCAACTTCTTCAACGCACCGACAGTCTCGATGACCTTGTATTTCTTGTAGTGGGGCTTAAATGCAAAGTGCGGGTTCTTACCCTCTGTGCATTTATACACTTTCTTGTATTTACCCATGTGTGCTACCTCACTCACGCAATAGTAAAGTAAACCCCGCTACTCACTTGTAGATGAATAGCGGGGCTTAGAACGGCAATCACGCGTTGATGGCCTTTTTCAGAGATGCACCCGCCTTGAATTTGATGACCTTGGACGCGGCGATAGTCATGGCTTCACCAGTCTTGGGGTTGCGACCCTGACGCTCTGCGCGAGTGTCAACGGACATGGCGAACTGTCCGAGGAAGGACACGGAATGTCCCTTGGCGAGAGTATCACACATCACTTCGACAGTGTTGCGGATAGCTTCCTCCGCGTCTTTCAGGCTACAGCCGTACTTGTCGGCGTAGACTTTTGCGAGGTCTTTGGGGCCACAGGTGGCGGGGAGTTCGATGGGGGCTTTCTTCTTGGATTTGAGTGCCATTGTTGTTTCCTCCTAAGTATTTTATTGTGTGCTTATCTGCACAAGGATATTATAACAGAATATTGTCAAACTGTCTAATGCCCTTCATATTGAAGAACCGAGTGTACTCTTCGTACATCTTGCCTGCAAGGTCTTTCATGTCAGGGTGCGGCGCACCAGTGACGCCCTTATAGCGCAAAGCGAAGAAGTGAATAAACTCGTCCACATTGGTGGTCATAATGATGGTCGCCTTAGTGGACTGAGGAAGAAACGCTCTTGCCTGCTGTGCAGACAACTTACAATCCGTAGTCATCATGTTGTACTCAACTTCGAGGGTCTGCATGACAGTACGGAAGTGACGCTGTGCCTGTTCAGGCCACTGGTCAAAAGTGGAGGGCTTCACAAAGGTGATTTCGCCGCCGTACTTCTCTTTGGAGTAGTTGCAGTAGCGAGTACTCTCCTGTGCGTAAGACGCTTCACGGTGTCTGACCATCTCGTGAGTAACACCTCTGTCGGTGTCATTACAGAAGGTCAAGTAGCAGTGTGCGCGGATTTCCTCTTCATGGAGGTCATCAAGCACAAAGAGGTCGAGTACAGGAACACACTGCCTGATGTGAACGGGCTTGTCCGCTTCGGTGTAGACCAGTTCAGGGTGCATCTTTCTCAGGGCTTCGGTCAACTCGTAGCACCGAGTGTTGTTGATGGAGCGTACATTGCCAGACACAAGGCAACGCTCATACTGGTTGTTCACCTTAACTCTGGTGAAGGACAGGTGCTTCGCGCCCCAAGAGGGGTACTCGCTTTCGTCCTCCATCTTACAGACCTCGTTGAGATGCTGTAGTCTGCGGTACAGGGAGAACTCCACCTGAAACACGAAATTGGCGTGTTCCAACATGGCGTAGTGATGACGCTTGATAAGGGACTGAACAAAGGGAAGTGCAGTACCCTGTCCCATAGCGTCAAGGCTGTTGTAGCATGTTCTGCCACACATCTCAATGTGTAACAGAGGGTACTCAGGGGAATAAGGCAGAAGCATTGCCTTGTTTTCAGTAAACTTCATGCTGTGTTACCTCTTACTGTACAACTTTTTGGCACTGCCCTTCTTGGGCGGGGTTTTCTTGGCAGGAGATTTCAGAGAAGACTTGCGGCGGGGAGGTTCATCCTCGTCATCTTCATCTTCATCGTCCTCTTCGTCATCATCGGCATCGTCCTCGTCATCATCATAGCTGACAAGGTTAGCACGACGCTTCTTCTCCCTACGGCGATACTCTTCATCGTCTTCGTCCTCGTCATCATCGTCATCGTAGCTACTGCCACTGGTGTTCTCACCGGGGAGCATCATGGCAATCTGCTCTTCAACGATAGTGTACAGGCTCTCCATAGTACCGTCATACAGTTCGCGGAGTTTCTCAGGCAGGAGGTTTTCAATCTCCTTCTTGGTCATCTTCTCGTTCTCGTCCGTGTCACGGTCAAAGGTGTAGGAAGTGTTCTGTCCCTTACCCACACGGGCAATGATGTAGTCACACTTCGTCAGACCGTAGCGGGAGGACAGACGGTCAAGCTGAGAAATGACGCGCATACCCTGAATATACAGGCGAAGCTGTCCCTTGATTTTCTTCTTCTTGCCTGTCTTCGGGTCTTTGACTTCGACTGTGCGCTTATCATACACAAGGTATGCGCCCTTGTAGGAAGGTCTGTCTCCGTCTTCACAGAAGGGACAATCATCGTCCTGACTACACACAAAGGTGTCAAATCTCTCGTTCCCGCCGCGAACAGACTTGATGTTGTGTGCGTAGAAGTTGACAGGCTCTTCCGTGAGGAAACGCACAGGGGCTTCGTCGCCGTCGTCTTTCAGGAAGAGGTTGTACAGTCTCTTGCCAGACTGTTCACGAACTTCGTCCTGACGCTTCTTCTCTTCACGCGCAGTTTCGTAACCACGCTGAAAGAGGGAAGTCCTCTTCTTAGGTTTTGCGGAGGAAGAGGGCTTCTTCTTACCAGATACTTTCATCGGTTTACCTCCTTAGTAAATACAAAGCGGGTAATCATATTATAGCAAAGCTGATGCGAGATGTCAAATACCAGAAAATATAGATTTTACAAGGTTTCAGAGCCTTGAAATGTGCTTTTTGGCAGTTGCAGAGTTAATGACCTTGATTGTCTCAATCTCTCCCCACTCACACGGGTCTTTACCCTTCTTCGGCGTGTATGTAGGTTCAATCACTTGTACTCTGCCTTTGAGCCACCTCTTTGCGCTACTCAAAGCAGTATCTCCACCTGCATCTCTATCAAATAACGGTATAAACTTTCTACACCGCTTTGCTACCATATCAGCTTGTTGTTTCGTAAACGCGTCACCCATAATGGCAAATGCGTTTGGATAGCCCCACTTGTGGAGCATAATACAGTCAAGCATACTCTCTACACCAATAAGTGTATCGTTCACTACCTGTAGATGGTTCAATGGGTAGATAAGACTACCCTTGGGGAAGCTGTATATCTTAAATCTGCTGTTCTTCGGCCTACTTGGGTCTATGTATCGACCAATTATTCCCGCGAGTTCACCATCTTCGTAGAAAGCGGGGATAGTGACAGTCTCGTTGATAAGGTCACGACCTATCATAAACTTCCTCATGTCTTCTTTATCAAAGCCCCTGTCGAAGAAGTACTGATAAGTCTCTTTACCGCTCTTGAATGGTGCTAACTTTGTGCGCGGTACTACAAACCTTTCTTTAGGTTTAATGTCGTACTTATCCTCAAAGCGGCGCACAACAAAGTTACCGTTTTCATCGGTGCTGTATGTAAAAGAGATACCATATCTGTCTCTTATCCACTGCTCTGCATCTTTGATGTTTTTACACTCGTCAGGTATGGTGTTTACAAGTAACCACGGAATAGTACCAGAGAAACCGCAAGAAAAGCAGTGACACACAGCCATGTGCTGATTTGGGTTGTCATCAGGTGTAAAGTCAATGTTGACACCGAAAGAGGGGTTCGTCTCACCATGTACAGGACAGCAACACTGTATCTTATCACCTTTCCAGAAGCCTATCTTGTCTGCGCCGATGTATTCAAGCAGGTCTTCCATCTGCTCTTGTGTAAATGTAGTTCTCATACAGTCACCATGTTATGTCAAAGGGTTTCGGATAGGTGGCGCGTATTTCTCTGTCGCCACCTTTACTGTAAACATGCTTGTCTACTGCTTGATAGTCCCAGTCAATCTTTGGAGGGTCAGGCCAGAAGTACTCGTCTGGATAGATGAACACATTGTCCTTGCAGTAGTACTCTAAATACTTGCGCTGTAACCATATATCATTTCGGATTTGGTTCAGTCTGTTACCGTCACTCAGTGTGGGGTCGAAGCTACCGTTAAAGTAAATGTCTTTCCACCTGAGATACAGAATGTGCAACTTCTCACAGTGCCTCAGTATATCATTTGCAACTCCCATATTGCTACCTCACCAAGCTACATTAAATGGCTTTGGAGTAGCTTCGTGAACTTCTCCCCTACAGGGTATTCTTCTCGTGACCGCCATGTACTTGTCATCTACTTTGCGCGGTTCAGGCCAGTAATAGCAGTCAGGGTACAGCCAGAACATTCCCTGTGCGAGTTCTTCAATTCTGCGCTTGTAGTAGTTGATGTGGTTGCACACCAGATTGATGTTAGTGCCATCACAGTAAGAAGGGTCACTACAGCCCTTAAAGAACAACTCTTTGTATCGGTTGTAGCTGTCGATGATGCCCTTCTCTGCTTCCTGCAACTCAGCTTTCAGGTTCGGTTTTCGTGCCACGGTTAATCCTCCTTTGGTCTAAAATGCTGTGTGGTGTTTCACAGGCGTAACAATGGGCGTGAGGGTCTTCCCTCTTCGGGTACTTGTAACTACAGGGAGAAATCCTGCAACAGCAACAAGGCCGCTCGTAACAGCACTTCACATTCGTTGCTTCGCAGTAATCACATATACCATCGTGGAACTCCTGCGGCTTTTGACTTTTCTTCAAGAAAATCACCTCTTTTTCTGCACTTGTATTATAGCATATTACAGGGCGTTTGTCACATGTAAATCCACACATAAGAAAAGCCGCAAAGGAAAGAACGCGTCTGTTTCCCTTACGGCTATATCCCATGTGTTAAATTACAGTTAAAACAGCCGCTTCTGTTTCGCTTTCTCTACAATGGAGATGCCACACTCGTCGTTGAGACAGTCAAGGCAATCTTGGAGGGTTAAGTAGTCCCTCTGGAAACTGTCATAGTAGTCAAGTGTGCCATCAGTAAAACGCTCTAATCGGATTGAGCCAAACCCAAACTTATCACGAAGTACCATAGCGGGTATTCCCAACATAAGTACATAGGCTTTGCTCAATGCTTCACTCGCCGCTTCTTGTTTGATGCGGTTTATGTCTTCCTCTGTGAGCGTGTACACTTTCTTTTTTGGCTGTTGCGCTTCTAAGGCTTTTCGTGCGGCTTTCTTCTTTGCTCCACTCATTAGTCATCACCCATTACATCAAGTGTGCCCTTTACAGTACCATCCCCATCTTCAAACGATGCGTCTTCGCCGCTCTCGCGCTCAGAGAAAATAGCGCCGAATTTCATGTGGTCAAAGTCCCACTGCATGTACACTCGCCCACACTCACCTTCGCGCTGTTTTAACACTTTCACACCCATTTCTTGGTCGGCAATCATTGTCTCGTCACGGAACAGTGCCAAAACATTGTCGCTGTCTTGACCAATGGCTTGTGTGTAAGAGATACTACCCAATTCAGGGCCAGTACGCTTAGAGGTGTTCTTGTCTGCCTGAGAATTGATAAAGAACGGTAGCTTCGTGCGCTTCGCCAACTTCTTCAAATCTCGTGTGATGTGTGCTACACGCAACCAATCACTGTCTGCACCTTGGTCATCGTCCATCAGGTACACACCGTCAATCAAAACAAGGTCTGGCTTGTACTTGTCAATGGCGGCACTAACAGACATAACACCTGTAGCAGTGATAATTTGCAGAGGTTCCATGTTGGGGAGGTCATCTTCGAGGAACTGGAAGTACTTTTTCTCAGTCTTTCTGTCAAGCATACCACGCTTGAAGTTCTCATAGTTAAAATCGCCGTAGCACATACTGTACAGCATAGCTTCATATCTGTCACGCATCTGCGTGTCCGACATTTCCGTTACGAACTGTAGCACTCTGTAGTTCTGCAACATGGCGTTTGCTCCTATGTAGATTTCAAGCCATGTTTTACCTACACCTGTGCCTGCGATTAGTGTGGTCAGTGTTTGAGGTGCAAGACCACGCAGGAGATAATCAAGATGTGTGATACCAGTAGGAATACCATTTACGCCCTTAGTCTTCTTACGCTCTAAGTAGGCTTTCTTACGGTCTTCCGTATCTTTGGTAATATCAACATCGTGCGTCTCTTCAACCTCGCTCTCAATGTAGGCAATTACACGCTTCATGCGGTCATAGGCTTCACCTACATTAAAGTCTTCAAGGCTCTGGACAATATCCTCTGTCGCGTCTGCGAGTGTGTTGTGCTTCTTCTTTGTGCGGAGTTCTTGACACCAGAACTGTAGGTTCTCTTCTGTGCCAACAACTAAATCATCCTCTGTCTCGTCATATACACGCTCTAAATCGTAGTTAGGGAACTTCCGCTTAAAGGCGCGGACAGAGGGAACTTCGCCTGTGCTGATTGCTACATCATAAATATACTGATATGCTAAACGGCTTTCGCCTGAGAGAAAGTCTACACGGATTTGTGCGTCCTTTACAGTGAGCATATCTTTGGTTTGCAGAAGTTTCGATATGAAACCTCTATCACAGTCAAAAGATGCCATAGGCGTTCCTCACTCTCGTCTTTTGCGCTTTATCTCTTGCATCAGCCCTTGAAGACTTCTTGTGTGTGGGCTGTTTACAAGGCTCCTTCTTTCTGCGTTATCGTCTACATAGTAGGTCAAGTCTCCCATCATCAATCGGGAGGTTATTTGTGAGGGCTTGTCCACGAGGACAATACGATTAAACGGTAGGCTGTCTAACAGCTCCTTCATGGCTTCTGTGTAATTCTCCCTATCCACGACTACATCAACTGTGTACTCAGTGTTACGGTACAGATACTCCATGATAGAACAAACTTCCTCGTTCACTTCGGCGCGTTTCGCTTTGTCAAACAAGGCGTTCAGTGCCTTATCCACAAGGGTTGCGTCTTTGAAATGAACGAGGAAGTCTTCACATCGGAAACCGAAAGAGTAGCCTACGGTATTAGACAACTCCCCGTGTTTCATATTACTTCTTCTTGCCGAGGGTCTTCTTGCCGCCCAGAGTAGCCTTCTTCACAGGCTTCTTCTCTTCGACAGGCTCTTCCTTGGGAGTAGACTTCTTCGCAGAGGTCTTCTCAGCCTTGTCAGCGGTCTTCTTGGTGTCCTTCTTGGACTTCTTGGGAGCCTCCTTGTACAGCTCAGTACAGGCAGACAGGTCGGTGCCCAGAGAGTAGTGACGCTTGGACAGGGTTTCTGCACCAGTCTTCTTGTCCACACAGATGGGACGGACGAAATAGACGATTTCGCCATTGCTGTCTTCCTCGATTTCGAGACGGCAGGCAATGATTTCCTTCTGGGGAGGTGCGGGGTAGTACACAGTACTTCCGATTTCCCAGTCGCCGGACTGCTCGTTCAGCTTCTTGGCAAGCAGTTCCTTAATCTTTGCCTTGTTCTCTTCGATGACAGCGCGGCACTCCGCAATCTGGGCATCGTACTTGTTGCCCTTCTTACTGGTCTTCTTCTCGGCGGGTTCAGCCTTGGTCTTGGTACTCTTGATAGCCATGATGTTCCTCCTTAATTATGTTGTGGTTCTGTCCACATAGTAGTTACTGCGTTTGTCTTCACCTTCAATGAGTATCGGGGTCATGTTCCCCTTAATCAAGGACACAATGCTGTAGCCGTATCGCTCTTCCACAGCGTCAATGTCAAGGTTAGTACAAACAATGGTGGGTAGGTGCTTATCCTCGCGGTATCTTAAAAGGTCTTCCAGTATGGGTGCGGCAATCTTACTGTCAATCTCCTTGCCGATTTCTTCAAGACAAAGGAACTCGACAGCTTTGTACTCCGCGTACAATACTGTTTCGAGTTCCTCGCGCTGTTCTATGCTCTTAGCGTCCCATACGCGTGTGTACTGTTGTACATAGTCAGCGAAAGATACTCGTTTAGTGCTGTAACGCCATCTGTAGGCTTCTTTGACAATCATACTGCCAATGAACGTCTTACCGACACCGTTGGAACCATACAGGAATAAACCTTTGTTTTCGGTAAAGCGAGTGTCCATATCGGACAGGTATTGCTTGATGTATTTCTTTACATCGGAAAGGCTCTTCATGCCATAGGTGTCAAAGTCACTGATGGACTTCTCCCTCATGTGTCTTGGCACACCTACAACATCGAGAGCGCGGTCAGACAATGTTGCGCGTAAAGGTCTTCGGCTCATAAACTACCACTCCCCAATCTTACTACGCTCTTCTTTGGGCTTAGTATTCTTCCACTCGCGCTTTTTGATTGTGGGACGCTTCACTTTCTTTTTGTTCGGGTCGTACTTATCCTCTGCCCACAATAGACTATCACTGTAAATCGTGTTTACATAGGCACTCGATAAAACCGTGGGCTGTGTGTGAGCAGTATCTAAGTAGTCCTGTTCACTAAAGAAAATAAACTCAATCATTAGAGCGATTTCCCGCGCAGAATAGCTTTGAAGAAGTTTCTTGTAAATACCCATATCACGCTTCATGTTCGCAATGTGGTACTTACAGCCTGCTTCTTTCGCTTTCTCACGGAAGTAGTACATTAAGTCCTGTGGTGTAAACCCGTCGATGAAACGCTCCAAGTCATCATACTTATCCAGAAAGGCTTGGTACTTATCACTCGGAGCGTTCCTTCGAGGGGGTGGGACTTCAACCTGTGTGGGGTGAAATACATCACTCCTAAAAGGGCGTTGTTTTTGCTTGGTTTCAGTCGGTTGTTCAAGAGACTGTCCCAGTGCGCTTCTAAACAAGTCTGACATAGACTTGTCACTCACTCCGTTGCACACCTCACTCTGCTTGATTTGACTGTGTAACTATACTAACACAAACTTACGCGTTTGTCAAAGTATAATTTTCACACGCCCTAAATTATTCGTCTACCATCGACAAAACGGCTTCTTCAAGGGTTTCGTCAATGATTTCCTCCACTCGCGCAAGGGCCTCCTGCGGAGTTTCGCCGGGAACAATGAAGTCTGTGAGCCACACATCTACACGGAGACTTTCAAAATCTCCCATGTTTCGCGTGATACCCTTATTCATACCCACCATTCGCGCTTGAATGGGAACACCGTGCTTTGGAGAGTGGTCAGAAAGCAGTCCCTCTTTTATCACTTCTTTTCCGCGTTTAACAGAAGTATTAGCTTCTGCCTTTTTCTTCAATGTGTTGTGCTTTACAGTACGCATTAAATCACCCATTATTCAACAGTATAAATCTGAATATTTATTGTACCACTGCATACATTATCCTCGTATATAGTATTAGTGCCATATAAAGTCATCATAGAACCACTCAATATGCACTTAAAGTAATAGGCACTGTTACCACTCATACCTGAGCCACCAGTTTGAAAATCCCATCTTAAAAAGGAGTCATAGGTTGTGGACGGATAATAAACCTTGTGCTGTGAAAAATCCGTGCAGAACAGATTGCACGTCCTGTCATAAGAATAATATATCTTTGCAGTACAGCCAACAGTATCCACTTCTACGGCTACTATATCGCCGCTATAGGAATAAGTCTTCATGACCTGATTATGTTGTGCTACATAGTAACCAGTCTGTGACACTGGAATACTCTCAATGTGTCTTGTATTGTATGAAAACCCTTCTTGATGGATAATCATTGGCTTATTCTTTACAGAACCCGGAACCAAGTATGCTTCTCCCATCAAATGTCACCTCCTTTACAAGAGATGACATTCATGTAGCTTAGGCTACATGGACGGGGGGGAAAATTTATTTCTTACGCGCATTTGTTATACCTCCTTATGTTTTAGACGCTTCTACAACGCCATTTGCAGAGATACTAAAAGGAAAATTATGACCACTAACTTTGAATGTCCACGATGCAACAATAGAGAGCGTGGAACCAGACAAAATAAAGTAGCAGTTAATGGTTCTATAGTAGTTGCCGCTATTTTGAGTACCGTTAATAAGTGTAAAAGTTCCACCAGAATTGATATACACTACCTGCCCCTGCGTGTAGGAAGGGGTTACACCGCTAAAGGTGCAGGAGAAAGTAGGCATAGTGATTTCCACCATAGTGGGGACAAAAGAAAAAGTTGTACTCCAAACAGTAGCTTGGTCACTACCAGTAGAATTTGGACTATACGGAATACTGTGCGAGTAGTTAAAGGTAATGGCCGTTTGCTGTACTTTTGGTACTACCAAATCCACATAGGATTGAGGACTTACAGAAAGATAGGCTTCTCCCATCGTTAAAACACCTCCTTTCGGAAGTGCTTGTAGGTTAAACTACACGGACGGGGGAAATCTTACACATCATGTACCTCCTGTATAACTTACTCGGTCAGACCGAACTGTTCAGCATCGTTGATAGTGATAGCCACATCAAACGAGCCGTTACTCATGGACACTTTCAAGGTGTTACCCTTGTCAGTGAAAGCTGTCACATTGAAACACATCTCTTTCAGATTGAAGGTATCTTCCAGAAGAGCGACAGCTTTCTCCATCTTCTTGAAAGACACTTTCTTCTTTTCTTCTTCGTCCTGTGCGGCCTGCGACTGCAACGCTTCCTGTTCCTGCTCGGTCAGTTCGTCTTCATCAGGCTTGGACTTCTTCTTGGTTTTCAAGGCCACTGGTATCAATCCTCCTTCAAATAGTCATCTATTAAGGGTTGCCATCTCTGCGCGAGTTTCTTCGGGAAACCTGTCTTGCTGATTTGGCGTCCCCTAAATAGTCTGCACTCTGTAGCAGTGTCCACAATGAGGTTTATCATCTCTAAAGTGTACATTCTACAGCCGTTTTGGTCGTGGAAGCAAGTAGGTGGGATTATACCTGCTATCTCCCATTTTCTCACTACTTCTGCGGCTCTACCTACACGAAAGGCTAATTCCCCGATAGAATAAAGCTCGACAACTCTGCCGTTAGGCAGGGTCGCTTTCGCTCGTTTCCGCGCACTCATTGTTGTCAGTGGGGACAGGCACAGGGTCGTGGTCAATGTCTGCGCCGTGGAAGACGGGGTACTGCACCTCGTTCACAGTCTCAACGGTGACACGCAGATTGATTTCACCAACAGGGTGTCCCACATGCTTCTCAGCATCGGCGCGGAGGATTTCAAGGACTTCCTCGGCAGTGTAACGCAACATGTTCTTAGGCATACTATATCATTCCTTTCACTTTATTTATTAACCGCGTGTCCTCAAACGCGGCTTTGCTTTGACAGTGGTTTCAGCTACTTCGTCAGTAACCTCTTCCACAGGCTTAATGTCGATGGAGTAGCTTACCTTCGTGTTGGTAATCTTTTCGAGGTCTTCGACAGTGATTTCACCAGTGGACAGCAGTTCTTCAACTGCGTCATAGTCAATCTGCTCCACAGTAGTGATACACTCAGGAAAACCGCGCTTACGGAAGAACTTTGTAGCTTTCTCTACATCAAAGGTAACGGTCTTACGCGCCTGTTTACCAATCATGTAGCCGTCACGCTCAAAGTAGAAAGAACCCTTATCGTCTTTCTGCCCCTTCTCTTCTGCATGGGCTTTCAGGGCTTCGGAAATCTGGGTCATTCTTGCTTCAATCCGCTTCTTCTCTTCGCGCAGTCTCACATACTCCCTAATGTAATCAGCTACAGGGATTTTGGGACTTTTCTTAGCAGGAAGTTTAGCCATAGTTGCACCTTCTTTCGTAGTGAGGATAAAGTAATTTTATCACATAAACACAAAAAGGTCAATGTGAATATCCGCGAGTAAATAAGGGCTTGTCTTTCTTGCCGCGCTTCGGCTCTTGGGGCATGTCGGAAGACGAGTTTACAAAGGAAAAACCCAGTTTACGATAACGAGCATCACGGGTCGCCGCATGGGAGGAAATGGAGTAGACATAAGGACACCGATAGTCATAAATGATTGCGCGGGAAAGTTTATCACCATCCTCTTTAACACGACGCACTCTGCCTGCGGCTTGCTCTACATTCTTACCATCATTCAAAGAACCCACAAGGAAAGCAACTTCCCACTGCTTCACATTCGTACCCTCGGTGGCTTTACTGTATGTGGCTAAAGTCACACGCTGACGATTTGCCTCGGCTTCCTGTAGTGTCTCTTCATTCTGCTTCATGGAATTATCACCATAGTATTTCAGCACATGCTTTTCTGGTATGTGCCTACTATTCACAAGGTAATCCGCAAAATCATCAATCTGCTGTTTCTGAGAGAACAGGACAAGACAGCTTCTCCCCTGATAATACTCCCATGCTACATCAGACAGTATAAACTCTTTCATGCGCCGAACAATAAGGTCGCTATACTCCGCAAACACAACTTTCGGTCGCACTTTGTAGGGAACCTGACTTATGAACTCTTCGTCCTTCTGTAGTTTGTAACTGTTCGGGTCGGTACGAGGGTCAATGAGAACCCACTTGTTGTCAATCTTCCTACACAGAGGGTCAATATGCAGAAAATCCGCATTTCTGCGGATAACAGACACAGGCAGTATGTCCTTCTCTTCTTTCGTGGCTCTGTAACGGTAGCAGAAATCACCAAAATACAGTTTCATAACATGGGCAAGGCCATCTTTGCGTTCAGGGGTAGCAGTCAAACCCAGACGGTATCTTGCTGTAAACTCCGACACAATAGAGAACATGCTTGCAGGACAGTGGTGCATCTCGTCCATGATGACAAAGCCAAAGGCATCTTTGAGATTAGAGAACTCTTCTTCGTCCATGCGGCTCAAAGTCTGTACAGTGGCTACAGTGATAAAATCGCCTATCTTGCGGCTTTTCGCTTTTATAAGTCCGGGCTTGCACTTGGAGCCGAAAGCAAGAAGAATGTCTTTGAACCAACCTGACACAAGGTCATCTTTGTGGACTACAACGAGGGTCTTCCTCTGCAACTGTGCGGCGAGGTACAAGGCAAGGATTGTCTTACCTTTTCCTGTAGGCAACTGCACAGCACCACATAACTTTGTTCCTTGGTTCTTTTTCAGGTAAGCATCTGCCGCAGACTGTTGGTCTTCCCGCAAAATAAGAGAGAACTTGGGAACTGTAGTTAAACACATGTCAGAACGATTATCCTCAACAGGAGGGTCATTTAACGGGGTAAGGTCGGAACCTGCGGGAACATGTAAATATCCACAGGAAGAATGGTAGTATGCAATCATGGGGTCAACAGCAACACGGCTGTATGGAGAGTACCTCTTTGTGGTGGCATAGGCAGGATTGTCAAAGGTCAAGCTGTCCTTCAACTCTTCGATTTGGTCTTCTGAGAACGCCGACATTTTGATGGCGAGGTCGTTTGTCAAAAAGACCACGGGCTTCTTTTTCTTGGGTCTAACCAGTTTCACATTGTCTGCTCCTTTCTGCGGCGTTTTGCAATGCAAGCATAACACAAGTCAAAACGATTGTCAAATGTGTCCTTTGTAGCACACAGCACCTATTATCGCGCTCCCGCGAATATCTATGATTACAGCTCTAATACAATTACGGCTGTAATGTTATTTTTTATTCTACCTACTTCTTCTAACAGTCTAATCCATTTACAATGAATTATCCTGTAAGAAGAACTACGGTATTTATAAAAAAATAACGCAGAGGGGTATAACCCCTCTGCATCATTCATGCGCGTATGCGCGGGTATGCGCGAGTTAAAGACATTAAGCGGTAAGTGCCAGAATGGTATCTTCGAGAGTGCCGCCTTTATTGGCAAGGACAAACTGTTCGATGGTGTTGTCGAGCCATGTGTCGAAGTCGCCACGCAAAACAATAACGGCACTTCTCATGTCCTCGGTCAACATCGTAAGGGCAGTTGCTTTAGCCCGATTAAAGGCTTCCTCCTGCGCGGCTTCATCGAACTTGCCCTGCTTTTTAAGGCTTTCCACATAGGTCTGGAAGGTGGCTACCACTGCGGTCATAACGGCTTTAGTGGCATTGTTCACATAGTCCTTGACCTTCCCGTTCTCAACGGTCTGCGTCTTCTCCGCGACATAGGCGGTCACGAAGTTGTACAGAACCTTACACAGAACGGGAACGGCAGGAATGATTACCACCTGAAACAGAATGGACAGAAAATCAGCAAAAGTATGGATTTCCACTTTAATGTACCTCCGTTTACTTCAAGGATTTCTTGATAAGGTCAATCAAGACCTGACAGGTACGGTAGATGATGACAGCGATTTCTTCACGAGTGACGAACTTCTTGTACATCTTTCTACCGTTAGTGTCGCCGTTGATAATACCATTATCTTCGACGAACTTACGGACTTCTTCACTGAACCATGTGTCAGTGCGGTTTGCCTGTGTCTCAATCCACACATTCATCATGTTGTTGAACTCTTCTTGGGTCAGCTTAGCCATATCGTCATCGTCTCCTTCCTTCGGTTTTTCTGCGGTGATTTTGATGTAGCTACCAGACACATACTTGCCAGTACTCAGCTTGTACCAACCATTACTGGTCTTGTGGGTAATGGACACTTTAGCGCCGCTACTCAAAGAAGAAACCTTAGCGTAATCAGTGGACGGGCCAGTTCTCACATTCAGGCTCGAAGCAGTGACAATACCTTCTGCTTTGTAAACAGTCTCAGTCACCTTATCGGTGGAGGGTTGAGGGTTGGTAGTCTTGTATGCCACTTCAAGTTTCTGCTTAAACAGCTTCCACTGATTATCCCCTGTGTCATTGTACACAGTGTTGGTGTCAGTCCCCATCATCGGGCGCGGACACCATTTGCCAGTCACATCATAGTGACGAATAACATTTTCGGGCGGGACATTGTACTTCTTCATCAGATAGACCGTGAACTCGACCAGTCTATCAATGACTGCATCGGTGAAATACCAGTCGCGGTCAGAAGCGTAGGTCGCTCTGGAAGTGTCCACTTTGTACGGGCGAACTTCAATGCCAAGGCTGTTGGAGTTTCTACAAGTGGGGTGAACATACTTGCCAGAAGTACCACAGTGCCATGCAATGTCTTCTTCTTTCACACAGCGGTAAACGGTTTCACCTTCGTCAAGCGAAAAGTGCGCGGAAGCACCGCGATAGGCAGAAGCAAAGTAATTTGCTACAGCTTTCGCAGTACCGAGGGAGCCAAAGTAATGAATAACGATGTACTTGATGCGAGAAGTGCTGTTTTTATCGGTGAAGTTGTGCTGTGTGAGGAAGTCCACAATCTTAAAAGCCATAGCGGATTTCCTCCTTAACAGACTTTAGTTTTCTTCATCGTCCTCGAACTCAGACAGGTCAGGCGTTTCTTCGCCGTCAAAACCCATCATGTCGGGGTCTACACTATTGCGGAACTTATCAATGTCCTTTTTATTCTCGGACTTGGGAAACAGCCCCGCTTTAGTGGCTTCACATTTGGGGTTGGACATTGTGTCTACCTCCTTACAACTTGAAGTCATCAGCACAGCAATCCATAGTGATGGCGGTGACAGATAATGCGGACAGAGGGTCTTCTTCCTCTTCTTCTTCTTCGGGTTCAGAGAAAATACCAGATACAGCACTTAAATCGTTGAGATTTACGCCTGTAGTATTCTGCACTTCTGTCACCGTCTCTGTAATCACCATAGGATTTGCAGGTTTCTTGTCAGGCCATGTGTTGTGCTTACTGATGTTCTCAGTCAGTGCTTTGCCATAGTAGCCAAGCACTACAGCAACAATGGCGGTCAGTGCGACCTTAGACAATTCTTCTGCAATATCGCCGCGCTGTAGATAGGCAAGGAGGTAACTGCACCAAATCCACCCACAGGCGTTGAGAAGAATGAACCAGACTACTTTGACAGAGGTAGTCAAAATCTTCTTGCGTTCATCTTCTTCTTTCAGGTGCTTTCCTTTGTATTTTCGCACAGGAACTACCTCCATGAGAAAAATTAGGCGGTTACTATGAAACGCCCGATATGCTGTGTTAAAGTACAGGACTATTAGTACTTAACATATACTGTAGCAGTATAACCTCTTTGAGAAGCGTAGGTTACTGTAAGACCATCGGAACTGAGCGATATACTGTCCTCAGTAGAGTTATACCCGTCCGCGGGTCTGACGCGTACTGTAGCACCAGTGATAGTAAACCCCGAACTTTTAGAAGACACAAAGAACGCCTCAGTAGCGGGTTTGCTAAGTGTCAGGGAACCTCCGTTAGACAGTGTACCTACATTCTGCCAAGGACTGTTCAGGCTTTCAGTAGATACGGGGGGGGGTCATGTATGCTTCGCTCATAGTATTACCTCCTACATGAAACTTAATTTACATTGTTGTGCCCGAGGTAATCGGGCGGGACGATACGAACATACTTCTCAAAACGCTCCCACAGCAACTTGATGGTTCCATTTCCACCAAGGGCTTTGTATGCGTCGTACATGACTTTCATGTTGTCCATCTCGTCTGAGGTGATTTCCTTCACTTTGAGGAAATACAGTAGTGACTGTAACAACCTGTCATGCAACATTGCACACACGGCGGTTTCGAGGGTTTTCTGTCTCGCGCTTTCAGCGGCTTGTTCCTCTTCGCGCTTCTTGCGCTCTTCTTTGGCCTTACTGTAGAGATGCTTACAATACAGAGTAAGGCCACCGGAGATAGCGGTCAAGAGGAACTGTAGCCAAAACTTCTGCACGAACTCTACGAAGTCAGGCCAGTTCATTTATGATACACACTCCCATTAAATCCGCTCACTGCGGATTTCAGAAGAAAACCAAGCAGGAGCCACACTTTGTCTTTGATTTTACTTTTGCAAATGTCCGTGCCAAGGTCTACATTGTAGTTTTCAGCACTAACACAAGAAGAACTTTCGACCAGTTCAAAACCATTAACAAGCGTGGCGATTACTACTGTGGTTCTGTCCCCAAGAGTGTGTACATGGTACTCCTTGATAAAGGAGTTCACCATGTCTTCTGTCACACTGGGCGCACCAACTTCAATATACGCGGTCTGTTCAACAGGTAGATGGGAACTCTCAAAAGCGGCTTTCGGTATCCATTCCATGTGACCGTCAGGATAGGTCAGAATGAAACCATCAGAGTTAGGGTCGCCGCGTCTCGTTTCAAAAGGGTGCGCGGTCTTGGAATAGAACTCTCCCTTTTTCATCGGTGCGGCTTGAACGAACTTTGCTTCGATGTAATAAGCCAAAGAATTGTCACCTCACTTTCGTGTGAAGTAAATTACTTGAACACAGGAAGACTGATTATTTCACCCGTATTGTGACTTGTACCATAAGATGTTCTGATATAACCGTCTGAGGTAAAAGTCCAAGTAATTTGAGACTGTCCGTTTGAAGCCGTCATAATTCGATATGATGTATCGGCTTGCACTTCCCGTAGTGGAACTCCATCGTAGGAAGGAGGCATAAAGTATCTGGGCACAAAACCTAAATAATACTGGGTGCCAAGCTGTACTTGCACAATTAGAGGCTCAAAACTGCCAGAGGAAAGTGCTTTCAGGTCAACACTGCCGGGAACTAAAAAGGCTTCTCCCATCTTACAGCACCTCCTTTCTGGAAGTACTGTTTGTGTGTATCAAATCACACGGACGGGGGAAATCTTAATCATTGTGAATACCTCCTATTTAATCAAACCAGTGCATGTTGAGAACATTACAGCCATTGCCACTACCATTATACCAACCACACTGAAAAGAAAGAACAGTGATGTTAGATAAAATAGTGCCTCCATCTGGGTGAAGAACATTAAGGGTTGAGCCATTAGGAGACTGCAAAACCAGTAGGCAACGGAAATCAATAAGGCTTCCTACAAAATATGGTGCAAGGGCGCCTCCAATGGACGGAGAATTGAGAGGAACATAGTCTGTACCCGAAACAAGATTTTGGGCACGGGCGCATCGTAGCATGTAATAAACAGAAGAGTATGCTTCCAACTCTATACCAACAAGTCTGCCAGAAGCAGTAGCGAGACTTAGCAGGGCAGATTTGTCAATAAAACCTCCACCCTGTTGATTATAAGTAAGATTACCTGAGATATACTGGTTACTACCTTCGAGCCATTCTTGTGCAGTAAGACCTTCTACGGTGTGTTTAGTGTTTGTCTGCATAAAACTTTCACTCACGCAACTTTCCTCCTTTCAAAAGTATAAGAAGGAAAGTGCCTGTAAGTACACTTACATTTACGGGGGGCTTACACCATAAATCTCTACGCCCCAAGTGTAGGTTCTACCACCATGAGCAGAAATAGTGAGAGAGGTGCCGGAGAGAGTTACACCTGTTTCTGCGTTACCGAGGTTCATCTGCGTAATCATGTGCAATGTGCCACTACTGACTAAGCAACAAGTAACAGCACAGCCACTTACGGTGGAACCTTCTGCGCCCTCGATTACTACAACAAAAAGAGTGTCGTAGGAACTATAGGGTTCCGTACTAATATCAAATGTTTGATTAAAAAAAGTAGAACTCCCATAGTTGGGCTGAGTTGAACGGAACAAATTAGTTCCCGGAAGCATAATAGGCAAAAGAGAAGAAGCGTCTTCCTTTTTAGTGACTAAGGGCATAAAACCTTCGCTCATTTCACTTTCCTCCTTTCTTGTAGATTTGTGTACTTAGATTAACTTGTACTTCGGCATTTTCTCCCGAATATTGAAGAACACCAGAAGCAAGTCATTAACTACTACGCACAGGATAGCGATTGCTACCCAGAGAAGCATGAAAGGCAAGCAAACTTGCCCCAGAATATTCAACGGCATATCACTGTAGTCCCATACATTCCAACCGAGATGCAGGTTTACAATACACCCTGTAATAAACTCTACAAGTGTGATAATCACTGAGCCAATACAGCCCTGTAACAGCAGGGACATAGGCTTCTTGACGACTTCATTCATAGAGCCGACAATGAGGAAGCAGATACCTCCTACGATGAACATTGTGTAGTGGGAGTAGCCCCGCCACAGCAGTTCTAAACCCACATACACAAAGCCACCGATGAAGTACAGGGCGTAGTAGACTAACAGGTAGTTAAGTCTCAAACCCTTCTTCATTATTCTTCGCCGCTTTCAGTGTCTTCTTCCACAGGGTTGTGAACGCTGTCATACTCAATGTTGATAGTGTCCAGTTCCTCCATAGAAGTAGCGTTCCTCACAGCCACTTCGAGGGTCTGCTGATGGGTCACAAGGGGCTGAACATACGCGCCGATGGACAGAGCGAGGGCACTCAGGTTCTTGATAGTCCAGACGGTACACACATCACCCGTAGTGTTCCATTTCAGTTCGTAAGGCTGTCCCGCTTCCATTGCGACTTTGTACAGAGAAATCTGAGAGGTCAGAAGAGCCTGCTTGTCCTGAGTGACACTGTAGTAGTTGCCATCAACCCACTGCAAGGGGTGAGTAGCAAGGTACAGTTCCAGTTCAGTCTTGGACTGAGCAATCATAGAGGACTTGGTTTCCTCCAACTGTCTCTGCTTCTCCGCTTCGATTTCTTCGGGAGTAGGTTCGGGAGCGGGTTCAGGTTCGGGAGTGTTGGTGAAATACAGCGTGTTACCCGACACATAGTGTCTCAGCCAACTCTCGGCAGTAGTCTCAAACAGAACAAAGTCCTGCGCTTCTACGCCGTCAGTCGGGTCTTCGCCCTCAACAACAGGGCCGGACTTAGGCCATGTGATAGTGTCTTTCAACACAACAGGGCCAGTAATGTCGGAGGGAATGTCCTCCGCGCTTTCGACAGCAAGGGAGAAGCTAATAGGGTCGCCCGACAGAAAGGGTTTCTTATTAACTTCAAACACCTGCGTCTCATTCAACACAAGTTTCAATGAAGTCACCTCCTGATTGAATTATACCATGTGGATAGATAAAGGTCAATGTGCAAGAAAAGGAGAAAGTAGCTTACTCCCTCCAATTTCTTGCGCCCATTCTTATCTCACGCAAAGGATTTGAATGGGAAGGGCGACAGTAGGCTTATCGCCGTAAGCATAGGCAGTAATGCTATTTGCCGCAGTAGTGATACGGGACACAAGTGCCCAGTTCTCCAAAAGGGTCTGGTTCGTGGCGACTGTGGTGGTCTGCACAATACCAATGACAGGGGTATCGGAGGCGAGAACACCATTAACAGTCAAAGTCTGAGTATAGCCCGTAGTCGCGGCAGACCAAGTAGTAGTCAATGTACCCGTGTACAGTACTTTTACCGCTTTACCGTTTGCGAGGTCATAAGCGGCTTTAACTGCCTTGGGAGTGGACGCAACGCCTGCGGCGGCGGCAGAAGTACTGGAAGTACTATCAGACAGTTTGACACCACCGAACATGGAAGCATTACCCATGCTGTCAAGCAGTACCCAGTAAGTACCATTGTAAGCAAGCAGACACAGACCGCCGAACAGTGCGGCGTTGGTAGCAGTCAAAGCGGCTCCGTTCTTATCTACGATTGCTTTCGCGCCAGTGCTGTTGACATTCAGAGTAGGAGCGGCAACGCTGTTAGCTGTAGAAACATACAGCAGGACGGACGCGCCAGTGACGAGGGAGAAGTCATCAGCAGAAGCCACTTTAGTGGCGGTAGCGGCGGCTGTGGTGCAAGTGCCCCACTTCGGTGCTTTCAGGTTGATAATGGCATCATGTACAGCTTTGGGAGTAGCGGCGACACCAGAAGAAGCACCCAGAGAAGAGTTCTTAGTGTCAGACAGCTTTACAAAGCCGAACACTGCATCATTGGCAGTGCATTTCAGAAGAACGAAAGCAGAACCATTGTAGACGAACAGACAAGTACCTCTCAGCAGAGGTGCAGAGATAGCAGTGATGTTGGCACCATTACTATCTACGATGCTCTTTGCACCAGTACCAGACACATCAAGGGTAACAGTGCTTGCGGTGTTGGCGTTAGTAAAGGACACGAGCAGAGAAGCACCCGCGTTCAACTCAAAGCCGTCTACGGTGACAGTCTTAGCACCAGTTGCGGCGGCAGTGGCACAGGTAGCAAAAGCAAGGGAAGAGGTGTTGGAGGAAGATGAACCACCAGTGACATTCCACTTGTCGGTTGCAATACTTGCGATAGCACCATAGTAGGTGTAAGCACTGAAAGCAGTCAGGTCAGTGGCATTGATAAAGACATTGCCAGTAGCTTCGCCGTTCTCATTGAGAATGGGGTAGCAGATGTACATACACTTACCGTCTGCAACAGGCCCCTGTGGAGAGGTGAACACACCCCAGAAAGGAGTGTTGACCATCTCTGCTAAAAGGTCGGTCAGCGGTGTGCCATCTACTACATACTTGTACTGCGGCATCTCTTTAATGTCTTCTTCCCGCAGAATGTGGGCGGGGATTTGTTCATCTTTGAGTTTGCCATCAGCATCAAGACCTGCTACACCTCCGGGCTTACCGATAACATCGTTAGTCAGGGTGCCATCAGGATTGACCTGAATAACAATCTGGTCGGTATCAGTGTGTTCCATGTACACACTATAGAACATAGTAGCCACGGTTACGGAGGGCAGAGGAATTACATCGGGGTATGCAGTATCACACTCTGCCACCAGATAAAGGATTTCTCCCTCAAAGTCGGGGTGTGTCACATACACGCCGATGGTGTACAAAGTGTACTCTTCGGTCAGCTCCTTGTTGTCGATAGACACAGAGATTTCACTGCCTTTGCGGTCAGTGACGGTGGACAGAATAGTACACTCCTGCTTCTCTTCGGGGATTTCTTCCGCGAGGTACAACTGGGCGTAGGGAATGATGGCACCACCAGTCACAATACGCGTAACAGTGAGCTTACCTACACCCGCCTGAACTTTGGACAGCACTTCTTGTCCCTTGTTTGTCAGGATTACATTATCGGGGTTCCAGATAGCCAAGACTATTCACCTCCATTGTTAATCTTGTAGTAAGTAGTGGACACAACTGCGTTGGCTCTGTTCACCTTGCGCGTGAGGGACTTCACAACCTTTCTGGGTCGAACTGTGTAAGACTTCTTCTCACTGACTGCGCCGCCCCAGATACGGGAGTGTGTCAGATACACAGTTGCAATAGACCCGATGGTGTGAGTGGTAATGTAGTACGGGAGAAACAAGCCAAGGAACTTCTGTACCAGAGCAACACTGTTGTCGAGGTTCAGGATTTCCATAATGCTTGTAGCTTTCAGGTTCAGGATAAGGTGCCTACCCTGTTCACCTAAATACTCTCCGCGCAGGTACGACAACTCTACATCAAGCCCAGTAAGGACGCGCACAAGGTAACGAATACAGGAGTAAGTACCCCTTCTTCGGCGCAACTCACCGAAGTTCATAAGGAACTTGCGGTGATACTTAATGTCCACATCGGGATAGTAGGTAAGTCCGAAACTTTCGTACAGAATGGGGAAGAACTCTGCGGGGCAAGTCTCAGGGTTTACCAGTGTGATGATGTTCTCAATATCTTGGATATTCCACTCGTGACCACCCAAGATAAGGGACTGTAAATATCTGTACAGAGGACGACCAAGTTTAAGGTCTTCTTCTCGGTAAATCTCAGGGAGACACCGATGGTACAGATAATCTAAAAGGTCAAGGGAAGTGATTGCCATTATGCTTCACCTCCACTTGCATGGATAGTCAGGTTTCCCAGTGTGAAAATCTGACTTGCAGTGGGAGTGAGCACAGGCTCCGCAGGAGAAGTGAAGTAGAAGGACTTGATGCCACTGATAGCATTTTCGGGGTTCATCACATTCGCCGCCAGTTCAGAAAGGGACAACTCCTGATTGAAGGGGTAATTGCCCAGTGCAAAGAAGTCTTCAATCAAAGCTGTAATCTGCTCCTGTACCTTAGAACGGCTGTAGCGGTCTTTCACAATGAGGTTAGCTTCTAAGTCCTGCGGGACAAGCACAGCAGGTTCAAGGTAGACTTTGTTAGCGCCTACAATCTTTCTTCCCTCGCCGTTCTCGTCGAAGAACTCAGTGAGTTCAGCCATCAGTGTCTCATTGACTACTGCGCCCTCGTCAGTCAGCATGTAGATGTGAATACTGTCAATGTCTTCTGTGTCCCTTTCGCTGTTGGCGAAAATGACCTCGTTGAAGTTAAGAAGTACTACATCAGCAAAATCTTGGAGCGTAAGTGCGCCCCATTTAAGACCGCTGTAACGAGGTGCATTGACTTTGATTTCATCAATGCTCTCTTTGTCCTTGCCCTTTTCATAAACACTCTCAGGATTGAAAGTGCTGTCTACTGCGGCGAGGTTCGTCTCCATGACAATTACTTTGTTTGCGCCAACATTTCCCTGTGTGCCACCACCTACACGGTAGTTAGCGAAAATGCCCTGCTCAAACTTAGTTGGGATTTTACCCAGTACACCATCACCAAACTGGATAACGGCTTCATCGTTGTTTGTAACGGTCAGCACAAAGTGCTTGCTTTCGGGGCCGCTGTCAACAAAATTGTCTACACGCGACCACGGCTCAAATCCTGCACCCTCGTTGATAAGGACTTCGACACTCTCCACGATGACGGGGGAGTAGGTCAGGACAAACTTCTGATTGGCAACACCACTGCTACTGCCAACAAGTTCTCCCTCAACTCTGGTTCCCTGTACAGCGGACACAGTGTAGAGGTAGTTACCATTAGCATCAGTTTCATTGCCGAGTTTACCCGCAGGAATAACGAGGTCTTCTTCTGTCTCGAAGACGATTTCAGCTTCCGTGGAGGTCTGCTTGGTCTTCACATAGGTTCCCGCAGGAATGACGGTCTTTTCATTCTTTGCGCCAGTAAGCACAAATACTTGCATGATGCGGGAAGGTGTTGCATTGCGGGGAACATAGGAAAGAATAGTACACCATGTATTTGCGCTGTCGCGCCGTTTACAGGTGGGAAGCAAAGTTTCGTTAGCGATAATGTCCGCGTAGTAGCTCAAAATATCAAGCCCTTTAGCGGTCAGTTCGAGGATAACGATACCTGCATCAGTCTGTGAATGGTCGGTGTACTCAGGCATCTTGATACCGAGTTCGGCAAGCATCATCTGACGAAAGCCCTCATAGTCGCGGGAAGTGTAGTCAATGCCACTTGTGGGTGTTCTGCTCATTTTAATACTCACCTACCTTTATGTTCACAGAATATGTGGGTTCATACTTCTTGACCCTAAAAGAGATATTAGCGTAAATAGTGTGGTCTTCGCCACTTACATCGACTGCAAGGACTTCCACACGGTCATCACATTCTTCGATTGCCTTTTGGCACTCATAAGCGACCAGTGCGCGTGTACTTTCATCATTGGGGTCAAAGATGTATGTACTTACCTCACTCTTGATGTGGTATTCCATCACACGCTCCATCGGTCTGGTGCCGATGATTTGAATTAGGCTTTCGACGATGTGTTGGGCGTCCTGAGAAGTTGTGGTACTCATTACTACGCCGCCTTTCACACCGATACGAAAAGGAAAGCTAATTCCTGTGTAACTCTGGGACATACTTCTTATCACCTCAATTCGCAAACACATTGGAACTGCCACCAGAGATGTTAGCAGCACCGTTGTGGGGACTAAGCGCATCACCCATACGGGCAATAGGCTTGTTATTTACAAACACTGTGCTACTACCCACAGCTACAGCTCCTTTTGAACTTCCACAACAAGCGTCATTCTCTGTTGTGATGGAGCCTACAAAGGCTACAGGAAGACCATTGCAGAAAACATTAGGTGAACAGTTAGCACTGATAGCACCAGTGATAGGTAAAGGAGGATGGGGAGTTAAATGTCCAGTATGCTCACCAGAGGTAGTACCCTGAATGGCATCTGTAAGTCTCGCTACAGCGGGCATCTTAACACCCCTCTCAGTTAAAGTAGATTTCGGCACCACTCAAACGGATTTTCGCGGAGCCGTTTGTAATGATGACTTCACCTGACTTCATGGTAATCTTGCAACCCGCAAACTCAATCTGGCGGGTCTGTGGAGCCTGTGAGTAGTCGGAGATAGGGGAGTTATCTTTCGACCACAAGCCTCCTGTGTAAATTGGGTAACGCACATCTCCCTCTTCAAACTCAATCCACACAAAGTCATTGAGTTTCGGCAAAACAAAGTCGCCGCCATTCTCGTATGCGTAGGGTACACAGGGCTGACACCAAGGAGATTTAGCATCACCCAGTACTTTAGGACACTGCACTTTAATCCTGCCGCGTTTCTCAGGGTCATTAACATCAACAACGATTGCACGATACTTTCCGTAATACTTAGACATTGTGTCACCTCCTACACACATTCGAGATATTTGATGTAAGTCCACGAGTTGATTGGCTGAACAAGAGCGCGTGTACCATCACTGCTTATCTGCTGTACGGTCAAAGTCTTTTGCTTCACCCAGTTCGGGACTTTAACACCCGCGCTTGCGTTAGAATAGGTTGCATCGTCACCAACAATACGAACACTGGCTCCTTTCTCGATTGTGGGAGCGGTTACTTCAACGACCTCTTCTCTGACCTCCGGCACAGGTTCAGCGGGTTTGGATTTCAGAGAAGAACCAAAGCCTGTTTTGATAAGTGTGCAAGCCATAGCAAAGCCAGAACTTGCATCAAGCGTGTATGTGACATTGGAGACATAATACAAGCCAGACAGAAAATTACCTACGCCTGCGAGTTCGATTGTGGTGTCTTGCTGTATTTTGAGTACACCCACACAGGCTCTCAAAACGAGGTCGCCCTCCAAGGTGTTGTACTCTAACACTGCTTGCGCTTTGTTTGCTTGTCCTACAGAGTTGACTTGTGTAGTCTGCCCTGTAGCGGGAGTTCCAGAACCTCCCTCAGAAGGGGAGGAAGCAGTGGGAGCGGCTACATTCTGGGTTGAGCCAGAAGAGGAAGGAACCCACTTCTGTTGTGCGGGGTCATAAACTAAGCTCACACTACTTCACCTCCGCTGTCCAATTTTGGTTCTTGGGATTGTACGCATACTCTTTCGCGGCGGCTGTAGCACCAGAACTGACTTTGTTACCTTGTGTGCCGTCATTACTGCCAGAACTGGTAGCGGTGTCAGTCTTCTTAGTGTCAGTAGCCACATCAGAAGCAGTGGTTGCGTCCTGCATACTCTCTTTGTTAATGCGAGGACTAAAGGACTTCACCTCGTAGGGGTACTGCTTGTAGTTGACCTTCATAACAGGAGTTCCGAGCAATGCTTTCTTCTTGTATTTCAGCGTTGTCCCTACAAGTTTGCACATGTAGAGGTCATCTTCCTCTGATGCGAGATTTTCAAGAAACTCAATGTCCGTCTGGTCACTCTGCGAGATAGTCTCTTCTGTAGTTCCCGCGTAAGAAGGTTCGCCCTCAAAACTAAACCCATATTCACCCGCAATCTTCTGTGCGACTTGCATACGGGTCACATTCGTCCAAGAGCGTTTCTTCTTTTCACGGTTCATTACATGAGAGTTGTCCAAGCATGTAAGAACAAGTACAGGCATACCCTCTTCGGGAAAGTCAATGTCGATTGCAGAGATATACCCATTGAAGGTAATCTTGTCTGTAGCACCGACAAACATCATAGTAATAGATACCGTGGCTTCCTCTACAAAGATGTTGTCATTGATGTACACCATGTCTTTATCGGTGATTGTGATAGTAGCTACATCACTGCCATCACACGCTGTGGAAATCTGTATAGAGTTCACACAGCGTTTTCTGCCTAAGTCAAGTGTGGAACCATTGATGGCTACAGACCAGATACATGCAAGTACTTTTTCTATAGCCATTTCAACACCTCTTCATAGGAAGGGATAGTGAGCAAGTCTCCCGGCTTAATCTCAATCTCAGACGAAAACTGAGGGTTGGCATCGAGAATAGCCCACCAGAGTTTAGCGTTACCGTACTGTTCGTATGCAATGCCGTCAAGTGTGTCACGCTCTACAAAGGTGTAGTAGGTGGCATCTGTCAGGTCGAAGGTAGCCCGTCTGCGAATGTCGAGGACTAAGGCACTGCCGTCACGAATGTACGCTTGCGTATGTGTAAATCGTGTACCTTGGAACAGCATTACACTCCCACCTGCCTTATCGTCATAATCATCTCAAAGTGTACGGGGTGCAGTCCTGTGTCATACTCATGGATTGCGATTTCCAAGTTAGTCAAAACACAGGTTCTCACCCAAGACCCCATTACAAAGGTCATTTCGGGTGGCTTTGTGTAACCCGCAGTACATCTCTCAGGGGTGAGAAAAGCACCGTAGTAGTTACAGCTACTTTCGTATAACCCCGAATAGGGCTTATCCCAAAAGAACAGTGTGACATTGAACTCACGAACATTGCCCTTTACGAACTGCGTTTCGGGATAAGCCATGCCGGGGGCATCAATAGTGGCGTAAGACACACCACGCGGATAGGTCAATCCAGAGGGATTGAACTGAAAGCGGCGAACTTCGCCTGTTCGGTTGTTCTTAACAAGACCCTTTGTACGGGCACTTACACGATGGCTCATTGTTCAATCACCTCCTAATTAAGCATAAACGGGTGTCTTAGTGTTGCGCTCTGCCATCTTCTTCAATTCGAGTTTGCGTTTAATGATTTTCAGCAGTTTATCAGCAGTCTTTTCCAGTTCAGCGTCAGAAGTATTTGCACACTTCACAATGACAGAACCGGGGGCGAAAGTGATGTTGTACTCGTTATGTTCTGCGGCCTTTTGTGCTGTATTCTGAGACAGAGCAGGGACGCTTCTGTTATTGGCATAAAGAGCCATACTTTCTGCGCCCATTTTGATACCCTTTTCAAGTGCGTCAGTAACACTCTTGTCATGGGGTACTACAGTGGAACCACTGGGAAGGTTAATCAACTCGCCGCCTTGTTCGTTGACTTGGATAAGACCACCAACGAAGTTATCAACACCGTGTGCGGCGGCAGGAATGGTAGACATACCAGTGAGCTGAGAACCCTTGTTGGCAATCTTACCTACCCAACCAGAGATGGTGTTGAAGATACCACCAAAGAAGTCGCAGACACCTTGCCAGATGCCCTTAACAAAATCAGCGGCGCCACCAAAGGCAGAAGTGATTGCCGTCTTGATGTTGTTCACAATAGTAGTGATACTCGTCCACAGGCTTGTGAAGAAAGTTACAATGGGCTGAATAACATTGGTGTAAACCCATGTGGCGACTGGTGCAAAGATATTTTGAATACCAGTAACGATATTTGTGACGATTGTTACAATACTGTTCCACAGACCTGTAAAGAAGTTCACAATGGGCTGAATGATGTTTACACCAATCCAACTCACAATAGGAGCAAAGAAGTTCCTGATAGCTTCAACAAGAGTGGCAACCAGACCAACAATGAAGTTGATAGCGTTAATAAAGAAATTCACGATGGGTACAATGATGTTGTTGTACAGCCAACCGGGGACTTGCTTCAAGAACGCCCAAATCTGGTCGCGGTATCTAATGATGATGGCTACAAGAGCGGCAATGCCTGCAATGATGGCTACTACAGCGGCTACAGGAAGATTAAGGGCGGCGGCAATAGCACCGATTACAGTACCGATAGCTTTGAAGATTGTAACGACTTTGGAGCCAACAGAAATGATGGTTCTCACAATGCCCACAATCTTTGTAACTACGGTTACAATGGTGCCTACTACTTTGAACGCGGCCCAAATACCTGCGGCAATGGCGATTACTTTAGCGATTACATTACCGAACTGCTCCCAAGCATCGGTTGTACCTTCGGCTACATTGAAGAACTGACCAAAGAAGTTACCCAGACCATTTGCAAGGTCATACAGGACATTACCTGTATCAGCAAAGCTAAAGCCAAGACTGTTGAGGAAGTCCATGACTTCACGAATACCAGTCTTGAAACCTTCAACAAGGAAGCCCCAATGATACTTCAAATCAAGCAGTGCTTCAATGAACGGCATTATGCCGAGGTCACGGGCAAGCAACCAGTTCTCTTCGGACAGTGTGCTGTCAGACAGTGCGTCAAATGTCAGAGAGATGATATTCACCAACTGACCAAACACATTATGCACTAAGTCACGAATACCAAACAGGTTATTCTTCCACGCGACATAAATCAGTCCTGCGATTGCAATAAGGGGAAGTGCCCGTGCAAGCAAGGACTTAAATCCCGCGCCAATGACTTTAAGTACAGTACTCATACCTCCGAGGTACTTGATGGAGGTAGCAAGCATAAGTACAAGTCCAGACAGCTTCAACAACTGTCCTCCACCTACAAGCAGTGCGCCCAGTGCGGCGACTACAAGCATAAGGGTCTTGGCAAGCAGGGGATTTGCTTCGAGCCAGTCAAGGAAAGCATCTGCGTTAGCAATCACAAAGTCCAGTACTTTCTGTAGAGGACGCATCAGGGAAGAAATGACTTCACCCAGAATAGAGGTGATTGCCGTGAAACGCTCTTCATCGGTGGTCAAAGACTGAATAAAGTCTGCCGCAGTAGAGAGCAACTGACAGAAAGTGTCGAACACTCCACTATCGGCAATCTCCGACATAACATTGAAGAACACATCGGAGATGTTGGAAATCTGTTGCATGGGAGTACCGTACAGCTTCGCTGTGTAACCCGCTACACCCAGCTTTTCGATAAGGTCAGCAACTTGCTGTGTGCGTTCTTCGATGGTGGCACCCTTATCTTCACCAAGGATTTGCAGTATGTCGAGAGACGCACCGCGTTTCAGGGAGACTGCATTACCTTCGGCAATGTACTCTTTGAACGCGCCCATTGCGGCTTCAACGCCAGTACCGTACATGTTCTTCATGGTTGGCATCATGGCGGCAAGGTCAGACGCGTAGTCCATCAAACGCTGTGTAGTCTCACCAGAAGAGGTTGTAATTTCATCCATAGCTTCAATGCCCACGGCTTTCATCATGGTCACTGTAGAAATGAGACTTTCAACCTCAAACACACTGGTCGCGGCGTACTGCTTAATCTCTTGGATTTTCTTCTCACCCTCTGTATCACCATACAGCGCCGCCAACTGCATACGGAAGTTCTGCATGGTCATACCAGTGTCGATAACTTTCTTACCTAAAGTGGTGAACACTCCGAGAATACTCGCGCCTGCGGAAGTCATTACATCTCCCACTTGTGTCATGGACTGTGCAATAGCGTACAGCTCCATAGCGGAGTTATTCACGGAGGAACTCACCCTATCGGCGGTAGCACTCAAATTGTCAAGTACTCGCGCCGCAGAAGACATACCGGCACTGGCATTGTCAGTGAAGTCGAGGATAAGACCTAAACCAAAATTGTTCATGTGGTTCCCTCCACTTACTTAGATGCTTTCTCTGTAAGTGGACGGAGAATTACCTTTACTTGTACCCTTGTTTAATGCGTTATTTTCTACTTGTTTTTGCATCTGCACCAACTTCACCCACATCTTGCGCTCACTGCGTGTCATGTCCCACAGACTTTCACGCGACCAGTGGTATGTGTACGCGAGTATATGAATGTCCATTGCTACATCGTGTAACGATGCACGAGGAACAAGGTCGTCCTCGAAGAAGGTGCTTATCGCAAAAAATTTACCGCGCTAAGTACTCCACGGAAGGTTTCACCGCACTGGTCACATTCAACATCAATGGAAAGGTCATATCCAAAGACATTATCATTGAGCAGGCTGTTGAGGTATTCTCTGTCCTTCACATTGAGACTTGCCATCACATCTTCGTCTACCCGCAGACCGTCAGTGAACTTGCACACACGGGTCAGCAGTACAGTGTTAGCCCTTGCAAGGTTCTTCTTGGCAAGGGGAGTAAGGATTTCACGGTCAAGTCCAGTAGCGAGACGCATAGTACCTTCCGTGTGGACTTCACCCTTCCTGTCTTTGTAACCACGGGACAGAGAGAAGGGGATTACTTCTGTGCCGCTAAAGGGCTTGATTTCCAGTTCATCAATAGTCAGCACAGTGTTCAGTTTTGCCTTACAGTCGGGGTTAGGACAGGTGTGGGACACCTCAATCTCGTCAGAGATAGACAGCTTCCTCAACTGCATCAGCATCACATCTTGGTCGCCTGTGTACAGGGACTTGATGATGCCCTCCCACTCCTTGAAATCAAAGTCGCGGCGTTCAAGTGTACCGATAGACAGTACACAACGGGACAGCAACAGATTGATAGCCTTAGTGGGGTTCTGTTTCACATCAGGCTTACTGATTGCTTCCTCGTCACGACCCGTCATTTCGCGGAGCGTGTAGGTCTTGTGACGGACACCATCACTGTCGGTGTAGCCACACAGCATCTCGTACTCAGTCGGTTCATCGTCCGCGAGTGTAACCCCCTTGGTGAGAGTTTCACTCACTTCTTCGCGCATTTCCTCTTCTTCGAGTTCTGCAATGTCCCCAGAGACAGGCTTGCTCTTGGGTTTCAGCGACTTGTTAGCCATAAGTATAACCTCCTAAATAAAGTACTACAAGAGCATTATAAACCAAAACCCCGTAAATAGCAAGAACTATTTACGGGGCTTGATTTTACAAGGCTCTATTCACTTTAGCCGCTTACAGCAGGTACTCATACTGAACCGTGATAGTCTCGATGGCTACATCATCGGAGGTGCTATCGAGGTCAGAACCTTCCCACTTGGAAATCCATGCTTCTGCCAGTTTCCAAGTGCGCTTGGCATTGCCGAAGCGGTCACACAACTGAATAATCATGGTGGTGCGGAAATCGGGGTTGGTGATGACCTTCATCTGGTCGAGCATGGAACTGTCAGCGAACATACCACGCTCCATAGTGACTTCACCGAAGGAGGTCTTGCCGGGGAGCTTGTGCGTGTACTCAAAGGCACTTTCGTCGTACTCCACGACATTGATTTCCTTGGACAGTCCAGTGACTTTCTGGAAGCCAATCTTGGAAGGAATACCGGGGATAGTCACACGGAACTTGAACTTCTGCAAGGGGTCTTCGGAAGAGGTACGAGCCGCATGTGCCATCAGCACAAAGGGATTGTCTTTCAGCATTTCAGTTCACTCCTTCCTTAGTTGCTGATAGTGTGCTTGATGCGGAAGACGATGAACTCACCGGGCTTGGCACCTGCGTAGCCAATTTCAGTCTCGATGATACCGTCGTTCTTCTGCTGATGGATTTCGTTCAGGTCTGCGTCACACTTGACATAGTATGCTTCCTCCTGAACCTTGCTCTTGAACGCGCCATCCATCATCAGCTTGTTCATAAACGCACTGATAACAGACTGGATGGAAGTCCAAGTAGTCTCAGTGTTCGTCTCGAACACATAGGGCAGACCCAACTTGTAGGTGTTGCGCTTGATGTAGCCGTCCAGTACAAGGTCGGACACATACTTGAAGTAGTCGTCCTTACTGTTCAGGGAGCGGGCACCCCAGACACAGATACCGTAGTTGGTAACAGCCTTGATGGAAACAACGCCGATGGGGTTCAGAATGTCAGTGTCGGCATTAGTAATCTTGGTCACACAAGACACAAATCCCTTGACAGTGGCTTCAATACCCGCAGGAGATTTCCACACGCCGCGCTTCTGTGCGATACGGGACATAACACCCATGTAGTGACCCGCAGGAGGACACAGGCGAGTGTTGTTGGGGGAAGGAGACTTGGAGAGGGGGTCAGTGACATAACCCCAAGGCCACACGAGGACACCAGTGTGGTTCTCGTTCAGCTTACGCATAGTCTTGACTGCGGCAGTATTGGCAGTCTTAGCCGCTTCGATGACGGGAATGATGTTGGAGCCATCATAGCAGTAGGCTTTCAGACCGTCAACAACAGTCTGGGAAGTCTGGCCCGGAATGGCGAGGTAGGAAATGTCATCAAAGGCACCCATAGCAGTGAGCGCGGCGACATAATCCTCGTCAGTAATGTCAGTCACACCGTCATTACCGTTGGCGAAGGTAATGTCATCAGTGGTGACAGACAGTGCGCCACTGACAGGCTTGATGTAAGCACTCTCGTTGGTGACGCGGGTAATCCAGTAGTTCTGGTCGCCCTCAGTGTTGGACAGGTTCACGAGGGTTTCAACAACCTCAGTACCCAGCTTCACAGACAGGTCAAAGTTGTTGGGTTCGTCCTCGTTGGCGACGATAGCGACTTTCAGGTTGTTGCCCCAAGAGCCACTGTCAGATGCGGACATGACAGCGGTGATACCTTCAACAGCCACCATCTCAGCAGGAGCGACAGTCTCATGTGCAGTACGCACAATCACACACTCGGAGCCGCCGTTCTGGAAGAAACCATAAACGGAATAGGCGAGGTCTGCGTTGGCAACGAAGGGGCTGTCCATACCCACGGCGAAAGCATTGATGTACTGGTTCCAAGACTGCACACGGACGGCTTCATTGATGGGGCCGCGCTGTGCAATGCCTACCATACCTGCAACACCAACGGCAACTTCGGTGTCAATGGACATTACATCGCTGTTCTCATTGTACACATCAGGGGAAAAATACTTAGCCATTTGTTATTGCACCTCCTGTTATTTCTTCTTGCTCTTTCGAGCGGCACTCTTACTGTAGTTTCCTACAGCAGAAGCGGCTTTAGGCATTTCCTCAACAATGGAGACGAGTTTCATCTTAACTGCCCGTCTCATGTCTTCTGACACTTCTTCGGCGGGGATAGATTTTTCCTCGTTTGCAAAGATGCGGAAAGTCTTGCCACTTGTAAGGGTGAACACATGAGGCCACCCTTTGAGTTCTTTGACAATCATGTGTCTTCACTCCTTCTTGTTGGTTATGATGCCAAGGTCGGTAATCATCGGCGCAGTCCGTCTCACATTCTCGTCAATCTCCACATAAATGCGATAGGTGATAAAACTGTGGAAGATACGGTTGGTTCCGTCAACGAGGTCAGACTTCTTGAAGTCGTCCCTACACAGGCAGTAGCAACTTCTACTGTGACCTCCGCTGTCGATGACAGGGAGGTTAAAGTCTTTGCCACCTTGTGTGAGTGATACCCACTGCATCATCATAGAGTTCATCTGGGACTGTTGCATAGCCCAGAAGTCAATCTGGTAAAACAGGTTATAGGGAAGCGCCGCCTGTTCCAGAATAATGGTCTTGCTTTCAATGTCTTTCTCTACAGGTACATCTTCCCATGTACGGCGAAAATCGTCCCGCTGAGAGTAAACATTGTACAGGGAGATAAGAGGATAGTCCTCTTTCTTAAAGTCTTCGTCAGGCTTTCTTACCCGAACATCGACAGGGCTGTAGTTGACTTTGATGCCGCTCCTGATGTACTTAATCAGCGCAGTATCAACTTGTTCAAACCACACTGTCTCGCTCATTACACGACACCACCTTCCACAAGGTCTTGGAGTAGGTCTTTCCAGTGTTCTTTGATGATAGGCTCTAACTCTTCCCATGTAGGACGAATTAAAGGACGCGGCGGGATTTTATCTGTGCCGTACTCTAACCATATCATCACATCACTAAACTTTTCTCCGCTCGGTGTGGTAGTCCACGCATCGGCTCCAATGAAGAAGGTCACACCGTTTCTTGGAGAGCGCACTTTACGAACTTTCAGATTGTTTCTCAGGAAGCCTGTCTCGACATATACAGTCTCACTACCTCCTTTGAGAGCAATCGTATGTTCTGACAGTGGCGCCCACCCAAGGTCTTGACTGTCAATGTGACCTTGCAGTTTTTCAAGGACAAGTTCACCGTCCTCTTTCAACTGCGCTACAAACGCAGGAGTAAGGTTCTTACTAAGTCCTCTAAGCACTGCACCCGCTCTTGCCCAGTCCCCATACTTCTTCATCGTCAGCCCCATGTGTTCTCACTCCCCGGCAGGATATACTGTGTAGTGTCCTTGTCGCGTGTGGTACACTGGAACTCATAAAAAAGAAAAGTGTCAGCAACATGGGTCTTCGGCTCAACCTTGTCTACAAGGAACTTATAGCCCTTGTACTGAATAAGGGCTTTTTGAAGTGTCTCTAAGTCCTTATCAGTAAGGTGAGGTACACCGAGTTCTCTAAGTTGCTTGTTAGGGACTGTGACAGTTACGGTCTGCTGTACCGTCTGCACTTCTTCTTCACCTTGTTCGCGGCCTATGACCACCTTTGCTGTCAAGTAGTATGGAGCGCGGTAAATCTTTTTCTCCGTTTCTTGATACACATTGGTGGTCGTGTTCTCTTCATCGAGCAGATAGAGTAACACGCTTTCCGTAAACATGGTCTTGAACAACATATCCATGCCGTCTTCAAAAGCGGCTTGAATAGATGCTCTTTCACTTGCGTAACTCATTGCACACCTCCGTCATCGACGGCTCCTACTGTGTCAAAGACTACTTCGGTATAACCGACAAGGCCGGATTGGTCAACGAGTTCGACAGCAAGGTAGTAAGTGGTATCAGGGCTTAACCCCTCTACGCGCAAAGACACTTGCCTTGCGTCAATGAGATGCTGTACAAGTGTGGACTTATCCACGATTTTGCTCTGGCTGTTCTTGTACTCGTCCACGATGGGCTGAGTGGAACAATAAACATTGCACCAAGCGAACTTGCGGCAACGATTGTTCCAGTGGAACTCTACTGTGGTTTCAGTAACATTGTCCACATAAAGAACAGGGGCAGGGACAACACCCTTTTCATAGTACCTTTTCGTGTAGTATCTGTTACTCAGCAGTACATCGAAAGAGGTAAGGGTATTAGGCCCTGCCCCACTACCATCATCTGCTGTCGCACTGCCACCGTTGGAAATCCAGTCTTGGTACTCGTCATCTGCTTGCTGTGCCAACTTCATGTAGTGGTCAAAACGCTGTGACCGCTTCAAGTAGTTGTTGTTATCAGCACCAAGGTCATACTCATTCGCCGCCTTTACAGCAAGCGCGTAGTACAGTTCCTTTTTAGCAAGCAGTATGACAGGGTACACACTGTATGCGGGAATACTCTCCAAAGAGGGATACCCCGCAAAATCGCGGGACAGCACGACATTCAGGTAGAGCAAAATGTCTTCGTCCGTCATAGAGGGGTAAGCACTGTCCGTAGCTTCACTGTTATTGGGGTCAGACACATTCACGCTTGACCGCAAAAACTGAATAAGCTGAGTTGTAGTCACAGTGTTACCTCCTACTTGGATTTTACAGAGCCATCAGCAGTCCCGCATTACGCAGGATAGACTTAACAGGCTCAGGCACAGAAGTCGGAACACCCTTCTTAAAGTGGTAGGGAACACCACCGATAAAGCAGGAGTGGTCGCAAACAGTAGCCACCTTCACAGTAGTCGCCTTAGTAGGGGTCTTCTTCGCAGGAGCGGAAACAGTGATGACAGGCTCCACCTTGGCGGGAGGGGCAGTCTCAGGGTTCTCACCCGCATCGACCTCTTCTTCGGCGTTCTTGTCTTCGCTGTGTTCAGACACAGCAGGAGTATCGTTTGCGTCTTCCTGTTCATCTTCATGCTCTTCTTCCTCAGACGCGGCTTCTGCGGCGTTCTGTGTGGCAGAGGACATGAGATTTTCGAGGGCGTCAGTCTGCTCTTCGGGATTGGTGTTCTCCGCTTCTTCTTCGGGGGTGATGACACCCTCGTTGTCAATAGCGGCTTCGTCCTGTGCGGACTTCTTGGGCTTGGGCAGTTTAGCCATGAGTTAAACCTCCTTATTACTCAGTTAATACGCGTTGTGAAGTGCCTTACTCAGTAGGCTCTTCGGGGTTCTCGTCACCCGTGTTCTCGCCGCCATTTTCGGGAGTAACGGGTTCTTCGGTGCCGGTATCGGCAGAAGTGTCGGGAGCCACAATGTCCATGAGGGCATCGACGAACTCCTGCGGGTTCTGCTGTGCATAAAAAGCGGCCTTTTTCAGACGCTCTTTCTGGGCGACAGTAGCCATAGGTCTTGTACCTCCTTTTACTCATTTGTGAAGGAGACTACATTAAGCAGTCTCAATCACAACGCCGTACTGGTCGTGGAGCTTGCCGACACCGAAGATGGCATACCAAGCCAGAGAACGCTTGCGGCCAAAGTCTTCAACGCCGTTGTCACGCAGTTCGACGGGCAGAGAGAAAGCAATGCCGTAGTAGGCATCACCGAACAGTACGGCCTGATACAGCTTCACATCACCGTTGACCAGTTCAGCGTCATAGGCGGGGTCAGTAGCGGCGGCGGCACCGTTGCACATCAGAGTAGTCTCGATGAAACGGGTATCGTCGATACGACCAATCTCGCCAGTGAACAGGGCTTCGGGATTGCCGTAGTTGGAAGCGTTAATCCACGCGGGGTCATCACGCAGACCACGGGACTGATGGGGGTGGACAAAGCAAATCCAATAGGAGCCGCCCACAGCCTTGGGAGCGTTGTTGGTGGCGAGGATTTCGATAGCGTCCTTGACAGTGGACACCTTCATGGTGCAGGTAGCGTCCAGAGCGGCACGCTCAGTGACCTTGGTGCCGTCACCCTTGGCGGCGTACACGATGTTGGTGCCAGTCAGGGCAGTGTCGCGCAGTTCACAGTCCAGAACCATAGCATAGTCACGG